CCTTAAGTATTACTAGAAGTTATATAATTAGTATTTATATTTAATTATATATTTAGTATGTGTATCATACATGGTCTAGGATAAAAGATATATAATATTATTTAGTTTAGATATATACCTTCCTCCCCATCCCATCATTGCAGTATAGAGCTGACCTTTTAGCTTGTCAATACCTTTCAACTGTAAAGATTTGTTAAGATGATGAAATTCAAACATATTTAGTTTTACTGTTTGTGTAAGATTTAACCTTTGTAAATTTGTTTGTATCAAGTGTTGACAGAATTGAGGTACTGGGTGTAGGATGCTCGTATCGAACAGTGTAACGATCTTAGGAGATTTAAATTGAGTTACGAGTTTAAAACAAAACGTATGGAGAAAGCAGTTGTGAATGACGTAGTGAATAAAGAAACAGTTGAGGATATTAAACTTTATCCAATTGTTGAAAACTTACAAAGAGGAATCACCAAAGAGACTTGTATGAAGTTTGGTGTACGTGCTTCTCTTAGCGAGAAAGATGGTAAAACACCAACAGCATACTACTTCCCATCATATAACCAAAAGGGTGAGATTGTTGGTTATACAAAACAAGATGTAACTAAGAACAAAGATGAAAAGTGGCACTGGTCAGCAGTTGGAACAGTTGCCATTGGAAATAAGTTGTTTGGACAAAATGTAGCAGAACAAGTCAATCGTAAGCATACAAACTTTACTGTGACAGAAGGGCAATGGGATTGTTTATCTGTATTCCAAGCTCAGTGTGACAGTGTTAAAGGGACTAAGTATGAAGGACATCAACCTTTTGTAGTTTCAATTCCTTTAGGGACAAAGAACTCTGTTGAGAGTATGTTACACAACAAAGACTTTGTTAAAAGCTTCCAAAGCATGACAATCTTTTTTGATGATGATGAAGCAACACCATTAGAATTGAAAAAGGGTGTGATGAAAGGTAAAGAAGCTCGTGAAGCTGTAGCAGCAGCTTTCATTGGTGGTATTGAACTTTGGTCTATCCAACCAACAAACGGAAAGAAAGATGCTTCTGATTACATGCAAGCAGGACAATCAAGTGAGTTAGCTAAGTTAGTTCAGTTTGGTCGTAAACCGCTTGTAACAGAAAAGATTGCTCAAGTTGAAGATGTAGATTTCTCTGAACTTGTTGCTCCAATTCCTCAAGGCATTAAGATTAATAGTTTCCCTAAATTATCTGAAATGTTGTATGGTTGGAGAACAGGCGAATTAACTGTTGTAACAGCACGTTCTGGCGTAGGTAAGACAACTGGACTAACTAAGATAGCCGAAGATGCAATCGATCAGGGAGAGCGCTTAGGGTGTATTTATTTGGAAGAGAAGAAAACACAAACTCTACAACGTTTTGTAGCTTCTCGTTTGAAGGTGAGTTATAAGAAGTTTAAGCGAGACCCTTTATCTGTTGCAAGTGAAGAACGTATCAAAGAAGTCTACGATGATTTAGTTCGTAAGAAACAGATTGTAATGTTAGATCACTTTGGTTCTTTACCTATCAAAGAGCTTATGTCTAAGATCAAGCATATGTACTTTGTAGAGGGCACACGATACATTCTACTAGATCACCTTAGTATGGTTATCAGTGGTAGTGAGGTTACAGATGAACGTAAGGAGATTGACATTGTTATGACGGAAATCGCTGCATTCTGTGCTGCACATGACGTTGCCGTGATGTTAGTTGTTCACCTTAACCGACAAGGTAGTCAACACATGCAAGCTCCTAAAGGTAAGGAAGACGAACCGTTTTGGGTTCAAGTGACTAAGGAAACAATGCGTGGTTCAGGAAGTTTAGAACAAATTGCTTGGAACGTGTTAGGATTAGAGCAAGAGATTATGCCTGATCGATCTCGTGGTCGAGTCCGTTGGGTTGTTCTAAAGAATCGTGAAGGTGGTGATTTAGGTGTTGCAGATACTTTCTCCATAAACAATGATGATTGGTCAATCATTCATTATGATGAAGACGAGCAATATTCAAGTCAACCACAACAAGGTAAAGAATCTGTGACAATCAAGCCTAAGTGCTTAGATGACGATCCTGAACTTGGTTTCTAATCTTTATAAGAGAGCTTGACAGCTCTCTTTTTTATTTATAGAATGCAAGTAACTTAAAGGAGTGATTATGAATAATCAAGAATACAAAATTTATGCAGCAGACGTAGAAGCAACTGGTTTACTACATCACTTGCTTGAACAAGGCGATAAAGCTAAGTTACACAACCTGTGCGTTATGAATGTTGAAGATTGCAATATGCAGACTTTGCATACAGACACAGAACAACAACGTAAAGATATTCAAGCTTTGTTAGATCAACCAACAATCTTTATCATGCATAGTGGTATCTGCTATGATAAGAATGCCATAAAGCATTTTGGTTATGATGTAAGTAAGGTAATTTTTGTAGATACGCTAGCCTTATCTTGGTACTTAGATTTGAACCGTGATAAGCATGGTTTAGAAAGTTATGGTGAAGAGTTTGGTATTAAAAAACCTGAAGTTAAAGATTGGGAGAACCTGACACAAGTAGACTATGACCATCGTGTACAAGAAGACGTTAAGATTCAATATCGAACGTACAAGAAGCTTAAGGGTATGTTTGAAGAGCTTTATGGTGAGATGTCTGACTATGAGTTCTGCACCCACAGAGTTGTTAAATATCTAAACTTCAAAATGGAGCAGTTAGAGGAACAGCAGAATACAAAGTTTAAAGTTGATGTGCCCCATGCTGAGAAAGTGATTTTAGAATTAGAGAAAGAGATTGAACACAAGACAGAACAATTGAAAGCTTCTATGCCTAAAGTACCTGAATACACAAAGCACACCCGTCCTGCTAAACCATTTAAGAAAGATGGAACTCTTTCTTCTCACGGAGAAAAGTGGAAATTATTATGTGAAGAAGCAGAAGTATCTTTTGATTATGATGGGGAGATTAAGAAGGTTAAGTGCTACAACGAACCTAACCCTGCTTCCAGTGCTCAAGTTAAGGATTGGTTGTTCTCACTAGGTTGGATTCCTGAGACATTTAAATATGTGAAAGACGGTTTAGGTAATGAAAGAACAATCCCACAGGTTTATGTTCAAGGTAGTGGTGGTCAAGTATGCCCTTCTATCGAGAAACTTGCAGAAGAACACGAAGAGCTTCAACACTTAGTTGGTTTGGGTGTATTATCGCACCGTAAAGGGTGTGTTAAAGGGTTTTTAGATAGTCTGATATTTGGTGAGTATGTAGAAGCAAGTGCTAATGGTTTCACAAACACACTACGTTTAAAGCACCGCAAACCTTGTGTCAACTTACCATCATCTCGTGTTGTGTATGGAGAGGCTGTGCGTTCTTGCTTAGTTGCTCGTGAGGGAATGCTGCTTGGTGGAGCTGATTTAAGTTCTTTAGAGAACCGTATTAAGTTTAACTTGCAACTCCCCTATGACCGTGAGTATGTTTTATCACAGATGTCTGATGATTTTGATCCACATCTTGAGGTAGCTAAAGGAGGTGGACTTCTCACAGAACAAGAAGTTTGGTTTTATAAGATTGTTAAAGAGGGTTTCGACCGATCTAACTACCCAAAGTGCTCTAAGTTGGATGAAATGCTTAACAGGGCAGATCAAGATGATCTTATAAAACAGATTTCAAAAACACGAGGTAAAGGTAAGAACTCAAACTATGCATTACAGTATTCTTGTGGTATCAAGACTCTGGCTCGTACAGCAGGAGTGTCTGAATCAGTTGCAAAACAGATTTCAAAAGCTTATAAGTCTATGAACTGGAGTATCGATAAAATTGCAAGCGTGCAAACAGTAAAACGTACTTCACACGGAACGTATCAACTTAATCCTTTTAATGGTATGTGGTATCACCTAAAAACAGATAAAGACCGTTTCAGTACGCTTGTACAAGGAACTGGAGCTTATGTTTTGGATTTATGGTTAGGTTTTCAATTTAACTTGCGAAATAAACCAGAGTATGGTTTTGACGAGAATGGTGTTAAACTTTTAGCAACGTTCCATGATGAGCAAGTTGTTGAATTTAAAGAAGTTTTTAAGGACAATGTGAAGAAGCTTATGGAAGATTCACTCGAAAAAGTCAACGAACGCTTTAAATTAGAGATACCGTTTGGTTGTGATGTACAATTCGGAAAAAATTACAGCGACATTCACTAAGGAGGAAGTAGTTATGGCGAATACCAAAAAGCACGATTACAAACAGATTTGCAAAGATCGGGGTTTAACTTATATTAGAGAACAGAACCCATATATTTGGGTCAAGGATGAGTTCGGTTTTACTCATCGTTTTGACAGGACTTCATTAGCTAGAGGAAGTGAACCAAGCCCGAAATCTCTAGTGGGTGATAAGACAGAATACTCAGTCTCTATGATAAAGAGTAGGCATCCAGACATTGAAAGCCTGTTAGATTTTGATGATTATGAATACATTGCAGCTCTTACGTACACAAAAGTTTCTTGCAAGAAGCATGGTGCATATAGTACGAAACCAAATTGGATTATGAATCGTGGACACCATTGTATGTCATGTGCAGAAGAATTAAGAACTCAGCATAAAATACTTGGAACGGATGAGTTTATATCAAGGTCAAAGAACTATTTCGGAGAGGCTTACGACTACTCTAAGGTTAAATACATAGACTGTAGGACACCTGTAACAATTGGCTGTAGTGTGCATGGAGACTTTGACATAGTTGCATACTACCACTCTAGCGGATCACAAGGTTGTCAAAAATGTGGTAAAGAAAGTGAGAGAAAGCATTACGCTGAAAGACATGTAAATGGTGCTAGTGTGTATTTAATAAAACTGTCTAACAACAGTGATACTTACTATAAGATTGGATTAAGTAGTAATCCAAAGAAAAGATTATCAGAACTGTCGAGAGAAACTGGATGTGTGGTTGATATTATAAAGCAGGTCAAATTTCAAGATTCTAAAGAAGCGTGGGACACTGAAGCAATCCTTTTAGAAGAATTTAAAGAGTTCTCGTATGAACCAGAAAAGACGTTCAAAGGGTATACAGAATGTTTCAAATTTAGTAGTATAGAACAAGTAATCAAGACTATAGATACTATATGTTAAGGAGTTTTAAATGAGTTTAGATATTGAAGATTTAGGAAGTGTAGTATTTGAGGAGTTAGTTTTTGACTATCTCACTTACAACCCTTTCTTATCAGAAGCACGAGTAGTGGATCATTATATTATTGACAGAGAAACACATAAAGTTGTACTATCTGTTAACGAGAATGGTAAAACACCATATCGTGTAGTTTTAGAAACAAAGATTATTTCATGTGAAAAGGAGAAGTAAAATGACCCGTGAAGAGTTTTATGAGAAGTATAAAGATGTGGATTTCTATTTTGCATCGTATTACAAATACACTTTTACCTTTGTTGGTGAATATGAAGGTGAATATATTAGTGTAGGTGTTGGTGGACAATCAGGTGACATCTACCGATTTGAAGTAGTTTCAGGCAGTAAAGAGACAATTGAATCATTACAACCTTTTGAGGGGACTTGTGGTGAAGACAGTTTCTACGACTTTTAAGGGCAACAAAATGAACGATAATGTTTTATATGAACTGGTTGTAGAGAAGAAACACATTGATCTAATCAAACAAAGCTTATCTTTACAAATCAATAACCTCTACGAAGCTGTAGATGCAGATGTTGTTAACACAGAGAAAGCTTATGAAGATATTAAAGTGCTGAGTGATATGTTAGCTGTACTTCGTGGGAGCACACGAAAAGTTAAACAAACCTCAGAGACAACAGGGTTGATTTGGTGTAAAGAGGTGTTTGCTGTACAAGAAATACCTCAACCTTTTGAACCTTTCAACGATGTTAATTTACAGTCTTACACTTGTGAAGACGATCTTTCAGAATTAACAGCAGAACAGATTGAATATCTGAACAGTAGAATGAAACGAAGTTGGAATAATGTTAAAGAACGTCATTGGGATACGATTAAACGAATGGGAGAGAAATAAGTGATACTGATTACATTTGGCTGGAACTTTCCAAGTATTAAAATTTCACATGAATTTGGTCATCAAAGTTATAAGAAGATGTTAGCGATTAATTTAATCTTTATGACCATCTTCGTAACACAAAAGAACAGTAAACTTTATCAATTTTTAAACATCTATGTTCATAACTATGGCGTTGAAGGTTTACCTCAATATCGAGAGCAGATTAAGTTGATTAAATCTAAAGCTCGTAAACAAGCTGAAGCTGATTGTAAACAACAAATGGTTTGGATTGAAAAAGATCGTGATCGTTATTACAATGACTATATTGAACTGAAAGGGAAAGTCACTGGTTTGAAGAATCTTGCTTATCAAGTAAGAAACATTAAAGCTATGACAGACGAAGAATTGAAAAATATTTAAATTATTTTGAAAAAGGTGTTGCGTATTGAAAATAGATGATATACAATACACCTCATGATCAGGAACAATTGATCATTTATATCAACAGATGTTTACATCAACCAAACAAAGGAAATTAAATTATGATTTTTAATCTAAAACCACAAGGTAGCACAACACAACACTCAAACAACGCTCCACAAGTTGACTGGAATGCAATTAATAAACAAGTTGAAACAGATAACCACACTGCCGTTATCTCTCAGATTGTAGATTTAGGCGTACACACTCCTCCACTATCGGCTGGTATTGAGAAATCAACAGAGTTTGATACACGAGAAGAAGCTGAAGCTTTAGTAGCTCAAGTTGAAACAATGTTGAAGAAATCCGACTTTGAGAAAGTTAAGATTACAGAACAAGGTGACAAATTCATTGTAAATGCTCAAGTACGTCAACCTAAAGATCGTCAAGAAATTGCAGTATTTGCTGATCTGGTTGGTAATGTAATTGACTACGGTGGTGAGATTGGTAAGAAACCTTACCGTACTTTACTTAACAAAACTTGGAAAGGTGAGATTCGTGGTTTAGGATTAGCTGTTGTTCCTCCACAGAAACAAGGTGGTGTATGGACATTTGCTCCTAACTCAATGCTTACAGAACTAGCTAAGGTTACACGACAAAACACAATTACAGATGGTACAGTTAAGAATGATCTAAATAATATTGGATTGATCTTAGGTAAATCATTAATGGTTGATGTTGTTAAGACAGAAGATGGTGATAAGGTGTATGTTAACGTTAAAGGTATTTCTTCTGTACCATCACAACTTGCTAAACTGATTGATTACGATTTAGTAACTCCTGTGGGTATCTCATTTGAAGATGTAACTGTTGAATCTCTTAAAGCTGCTGGTATTCGTGGTAGTATTATTAAGAAGATTAAACAAGCTAACAACTATCAAGGTAGTAAGATGCAGAAAGCAATTGAAGCATATGAAGCTTTGAATAATGATGAAGATGCTCAAGGTTCACAAGAGCAATCAACTGTTGTACCAAAGCAACCAAAACCAACCTCTGTGCCTGAAGAAGACGACTCTGTACCGTTCTAAGGTGTAACAACAAGAGGGTATAGAAATATACTCTCTACTATTTAAAATTAATTAAAGGAGAAGTAAGATGAGTGTCAATTATATAAGCAAAGTCGGTGTTGGTGTTTTAGAAGAAGAAATTACTTACACAAGTTTAACAGAACATGGGAAGAATATTGTATTAGATATAATTACTGATTACGATTTAGAAGTTGATGAAGAAGATTTACCTGATTGGTTTTCAGAGAATATTGGAGAATATGATCTTTGGTATTATCTAGGTCTTGAATCAAACACAGGAAACTATTTCTCAGGTCAAACAGGATATCGTGGAGTTGATGTTGATTTAAATAATCCTGAACCATATAAGGAAGAGTTTCGTAAAGTTGTTAATTTAGAGCCTAAAATTTTCAATGGTGTATTAGTCTACTAAGGGAAACACTCATGAATAAACAAGTAATGTGTGGTTTATTAAATTACGCAATTTGGTTAGTATTCTTGTTATCACAAATGATTGCTGTTGTGCATTTAAAAACTTTGGTAGGTTTTATCTTAGCAGCTATTATTTCTTTATACAGTTTACATAAGCTTCATAAAGTGCAAGGTTATATTCTAGATTCTTGGGATATTCACTTACCATCAACACTTAAACAATATTTAATTAAAGGAGAAACACAATGAACGAGTTTGAACTACTAAAGAATCTTATTAATAAGATTAACACATTAACAGAAAACGGTGAATACGAGGATGCTGAAACCTTGAGTAAAGTTTATCAGCGTGTTAAATCTGTACATACAACAACTAACATTCCATTATTAAACAAAGGAGAATAAACATGAACTTAACAAAAACCAAAGAGATTCTAGCTCGACTTGTATCTATTCACCAAGAGATTGATACTTTAAACGAAGAACTTAAAGATATTAAAACTGTTGTAGATGAAGAATTACCTGATATTAAATTTGCTGACCTAAATAAGATAGGTAAGTTGAAGGCGACATCTAAGTTAGGTGAAACAGTTTCTAAGTTGAATGAGTTCTTAGAGTTAGAAGAAGCTGTAAATAGTTAATTGTTAATTTAACACAGAGGGATACATTCTTAGTTGGTGTGTCCCTTTATTTGTATTTATAAGGAGTGAATATGAGAGCAATTTTCGACTATGACCTAATAGCATACCGAGCAGCAAGCGCAGGAGAGTCAAGAACAATCAAAGCTTATCATCCAATCACGGGCGATGAGTGGTCTTGTAAGACTCGTACTGAACTGTACGGACACTGGCAGAAAAAAGACAAAGGTCTACTAGCTGAACACAATAAGTTAAACGGTACAGATTACAAAGCTGATGAGTTAATCATTACAGACATTCAAACCCCTAAAAAAATTGCCAACGTTCTACACACAACAAAGAGTATGATTGAATCTGTTTTATATGCACTTAAAACAAACAAGTTTAATGGTTATCTAGGTAAGGGAGATTCTTGGCGTGTTGAGCGAAGTACCTTACTCAAATACAAGGGAAATCGAGATGATACATTAAGACCACTTCTTCTTGGGGAAGTGAGAGACTACATTGTTAAGAAATATGGTGCAGAGGTTGTCGAAGGCTTAGAATCAGATGATTGGGTAACAATTGACGCTTATCGTGACAAATCGAAAGTTGTTGTTTCTTCAGATAAAGATTCGAGAGGTACAGAGTGTTTAGTTTACAACCCTTTTGGTAGTGATGGAGTTCAAGATTGTTCAGGATACGGTTCTTTATATTTAAATAGTAAAGGTGAGGTTAAAGGTCACGGTAGACAATGGTTTTATTTCCAGTTAGCGGGAGATTCTGCTGATAACTATAAGTCTAATTGTTTTAGCGATTTAGACTTTGGTGACAAATCTATGTATAAATTTCTGAAAGACTGTAAGAATGATAAAGAGTCATTACAAGCTGTTAGTGAAGCTTTTCAACTAATGTATCCCGATCCTAAAACTGTTGTTGGTTGGCGAGAAGATGAAATTACAATCGATTGGAAATATGTGTTAAATGAGATGTGGAGTATGGCGCACATGTTACGAAAACCTGAAGGTGATCATATTGTTGGAACGGATGTTATGAAGAAACTTGGAGTGATTAATGACTGATTTAGATAAACACCTATATACAACCAAAGACGTTCAGAAAGTACGAGAACACCTTTATAAAGAGCAAGAAGGTATTGACCCGATAACTGGTTTACTTATTCCTGAGAAACAGAAAGTATTAGACCATGATCATTCTAATCACTTTGTACGAGCTGTTCTACATCGACAAACTAACGCTGTATTGGGTAAGATTGAAAACCTGTGGACAAGGTATCTTGCTTGGTGGTATGTTGGAACGCTGTCTGAGTTCCTTAGAGGTTGTGCTGACTATATTGAAAAAGAACACCCTAAAGAATATCTTCATCCTGCTTTCATTAAAAGTTTACAAGTTCAATTCAACAAGCTTAATGAAAAACAGAAACAGAATGTTTTATCTTATTTTGGTGTAGATAAGGGTTGCAATGGTACTCAACGTAAGTTATACTTCAAAAAATTCATATTGAAACGAACACACAGCATGAATGAAATCTTAGAAGTTATTCAAAAGGAGAAAGAAGATGTTTAAAGTTAAACAATTGTATGTAGTATTTGATGATGGGGATGGTTATAAATATCTAATCCCTAAAGAAGATTACAGTAAATTTGATAAAGCCTATACTCGAATTGAAGATTCTTATGAAGAACACAAAGACGAAGATATGTTTTACGAAGAGTTGAATGATTTATTAGAAGCTTTCTCTGACGGTGTATTAGAAGGTGAGTTACATTACGTTGTATTAGATGAACATGTTATTGAAGGAGGTTCAAGATGAGTTTAAAAGAGTATAATTTCAGTGTTAAAACTACTGGAACAGATTACTACACAGTACAAGCTGAATCTGAGGAGCAAGCAATTCAATTAATCAAAGAGGGAGGTGGTTACTTACAATCTAGTGAATCTGAGTTTGAAACTTTCTATTTAGATAGTGTTGAAGAACTTGATGAGGACGATGAAGATGAGCATTAAAATTAAGGGTCATATTGGAATTGGGTATTCTGGCGCGAACCACAAATATGAATACAATATCGAAGAATTAGGTTGCACAGAACAAGAGTGGTTAAAATTATCGAAGTCGGAGAAAGATGAGTTTCTTGATAACGTGTTGGAAAACGAATTAAGTAACGTATTAGACGCATCATTTTGGGTAGAAGGAGAAGAAGATTGAGTAAGATAACACAAACAACACGATCCAATAAGTGTCAAGTAGGTTCTATTTTTCGAACAAATAGTTGCGGCAATTTGGTTATCCTGCAATATGAAAACGCAAAGAGTGTCCGTGTGAAATTCCTAGATACAGGTTTTGAAACTGTAGCTACTGTATCAAACATTACAGTGGGTAAAGTTAAGGACTTGTTCTCCAAAACGGTATACGGTGAAGGTATTATTGGTGAAAAAGTGTTTAAAGTTGATGGAAAGTACCCAAAAACATTCTGGTTATGGAGAAATATGCTAAAAAGGTGTTACGACCAAACAACACAAAAAGCTTATAAGTGTTATGAGGGTTGTACAGTAAGTGATAGCTTCAAATACTACCCATACTTCAAAGAGTGGTGCGAAAAGCAAATAGGGTTTAATAATGAAGATTGGCAACTAGACAAAGACATCTTAGGTGAATCAAGTAAAACTTACTCAGAAGATGTGTGCGCTTTTGTCCCTCAAGAGATCAACTGTTTGAACAGTTGGAATAAAAACAACACACAAGATGACATATTAGGGGTATCACACGCAGGGTACTTAAACAAATACAAAACCTCAGTTAGAGTTAACAACTCTTCGAAACATATCGGAGTTTTTGACACAATACTGGAAGCTTTTCAAGCCTACAAAGAAGCGAAAGAACAACACATTAAAGATGTAGCAAACAAGTGGAAAGATCAGATTGATCCACGAGTGTATGATGCTATGGTAAATTTTGAATTTAAGTGGGAAGATAAGGAGACTAAAGTATGAAAGGTATGCAACTATGTGATTATTTGGAATATAAAGAGTTAATTGGGCAAGGTTTATCTCAACGGAAAGCTGCTATTGTTTTAGATATACCTCGCACAACAATTCAGGGTTATCTAAAACGTATTGCTAATGTTGAGGAATTTGTAAATGAACAATACTTAGAACTTCCTGAAACATATATTGATAAAGTTGAAAATAATCAACCAACAGTTTGTTATTTAGATATTGAATGTTCGCCGACTAAGAGTTACACATGGAGACGTTTTAAAGAGAACATTAGTCAAGCTCAAATCCTCTCAGAAAGCTTCTTTTTAACAGCTTCTTGGGCGTTTAATGAGAACGAGGTACAAAGCTTACGTTTAACATCTAATGAGGCTCTAAACGAAGATGACGAAGCTCTAATCACTAAGTTATGGCATGTTCTTAACAACAGCGCTGTAGTAGTTGGACATAATTTAAGACGCTTTGATATTAAGAAGATCAACTCCCGATTCGCTTACTACTCACTACCGCCTCCGTCACCATATAAGATTATTGATACGTTAGAGATTGCAAAAGCTCGATTTGCTTTCCCTAGTAATAAACTTAATGACTTGTGTGAATACTTAGATATTGGTGAGAAGTTACCACACGATGGTTTCTCATTATGGAAGGCTTGTTGTGCTGGTGATGATGAAGCCTTGATTCATATGGAGAAGTACAACCGTGTCGATGTAGAAATTACACGAGAGTTATATAAGCGTTTACGAGGGTTTGACAATAACGCTGTGAATATGGCAATTATGTCAGATAACGTTGGAGCTATTTGCACAACTTGTTGTTCAGATAACATTGAAGTGCTTGAGAATAAGTTTGCATTTACTCCAAATGGCAAGTATCAAGTATATGTTTGTAATAACTGTAATACTAAACTACGTTCAACAAGTCGTATTGGTGTTGCAAACAAGTTAGTACGTGTTGTCTAATTAACAGACAAAGAGTAAAACAATAAACACAAAGAGTTGTTATTTGTAATTAGAAGTTGTATAATATAATTTCTAGGGTGTAAAATTAACCCTGCAAGTAACACCTTTGTGTTTTAATATTTTGAGGAGAAGAAATGAGTAAATTTAAACCATTCACCAAAGTCAAGATTGTGTCATTACCTAAAGACTGGCGAGGCGATAATAAATTAGAAGACTTGCTTGGTAAAGTAGCCACAGTTGTCGATGTAGTTGAAGATTATTGTTTAGTTAATTCACCTGCGAACTTTGTTGGTTTGTTTTGGATTAAAGAGGATCACTTACAAGAAGTTATAGAAGATGGTAAAGTAGAAGACAAACCGTACAACCCCTTAGTAGCTCAAGAAGGTGGAGGTCATTACAAGAATCGCGGTATTCAACCAATTGAGTATTCAGAGGCAAATAACTTAGGCGCATGCCAACATAGCGTTGTTAAGTACATTACTCGACATCAAGATAAGAACGGAATTGAAGATTTAAGTAAGATTATTCATTTCACATTCTTAGAAGCATTCTTTAAATACGGTGAACAAGGAAGTACAGAATTGAAAGAGAAAGTATTAAAACTACTAGGAGTTACTGAATGAAAGTACAAGTGATTTACACTTTAAACGAGCTACAGAAGATTACACCATCTTTAACCAAAGAGCATCTTATCTCAGATAAACCTCACATCAAAGAAATCTTAAAAGAATATTTCTGGCGATTAGGTTGCACTATTCCTGAGAAGTTTGAAATTGAAGAAGGGTTAATTACTAAGAATCGATATGGTGAGTTAGATAGTAGTTTACGTATTATTGTTTACGAACGTAACGATCCTGAATATATGAAAAGTAAGTATGCATCTCATCAAGTAAGGGTTGCAACTAATGATGTTAGTTTGCTTCGTGATATTGACAGTTTAACAAATCAAAGATCGTTCGACGTTGGTAATGGTGTTGAGTTGGTGTGATACAAAGAGTTTTAATTTTAAGAGGGAATGTAAGTGATTAAAGAAGTTATTAAAGCTGATGGAAGCGTTGAGAAGTTTGATTTAGATAAACTATCTAAATGGGCGAAGTACGCATCTAAGGTTGGAGGAGATTGGAGTGAGTTAGCTATTGAGACTTTCACTAAACTCCCTGAGTTGTGTCACAGTAAAGATATTCACCAAGCAATGATTGATGTTTGTTACAGTAAACAGGATTTAGTTTACAGTCGTGTAGCATCTCGTTTAGAGACAGCTCAGTTACGAAAGAATATTGAACGTCAGTTAAACATCAAAGTAAATAAAGCAGCATTTAAAGAAATTCGAGATGTACTTATTGAGAAAGGTGTTTGGTGTAAAGAAACTATTCCTGAGTATTCAGAGCAACAAGAAGATTTGTTTGAAGAATTAAAACAAGTTGATTTAGAATCTTGGCAAGTAAGTCAATGGGTAGATAAGTACCTCCTTAAGTTAAATGGCGTAACAGTTGAAACTCCAGTAATCGCATCTATAGGTATTGGTTTAGGTTTACATGGGAATACACAGGATGCTTATGATTTAGCTCGTGATATTATTTACTCTCGTACTAACTTACCTACACCTGTTTTAAATGGTATTCGTAATGGAGACTTCAACGGAGTATCTTGCTGTGTTATTAGTGCAGGAGATAGTGTAGAGAGTATTGAAGTTGCACAACATCTTGCTGTACGGATGACAGCTAAGAAAGCAGGGATTGGTATTGAGTTTACCACACGTTCTAAAGGTAGTGATGTTAAAGGTGGGCGCATTAAGCATTTAGGTAAACACCCTATCTACAAACATACTGATTCAGGAGTAAAACAGTTTACACAAGAGACTCGTGGAGGAAGTGCTACAGTAGGTTTTACTTGTATTGACCCTGAAGTGTATAACATTGCTTTATGGAAATCACAGCGTATTGATATTGAGCAACGATTAGACCGTTTAGATTACAGCTTTATTTTCAATGATGCTTTCTTAGACGCTGTTATTAATCGTAAAGAATGGTACTTATTTGATTACAATGACGCTAAGTTACTGTACGAGGCGTTCTATACTGTGTCAGTTGAAGATTATAACACACTTGTTGAGGCTCTTGTTAGTTCTGGTGTCAAACATGAAAAAGTACAAGCATTAGATTTGATTAAGCATGTACTAATGATTCGCCAAGAGACAGGGCGTATGTACTTCTTCAATGTAAGTCGTGCAAATACGCATACACCTTTCTTAGATGTAATCAAACTCTCAAACTTATGCCAAGAAATCTGCTTACCAACCAAACCTTATGTTCACATGGAAGATTTGTATATGGGTTGGGGAGAGGGTGAAACCGCTTTCTGTTCATTAGGTGCAATCGTTCCTGTAAACATTAAAGATGCTTCAGAATACGAACGTGTTGCGTACACTTTGGTTAAAACAATTAATAAGTTGATTGTTAAGTGTCCTAAAATGACTAAGAACCACAACGATAGTATGTTGGCTCGTATGTCATTAGGTGTAGGTATCACAGGGTTAGCTGAGTATCTTTACAAAGAGGGTTATGATTACGATGGTTCAGAGGGTAGTCTAGAGTTTGTATCTGATCTAGCAGAGAAGCATTGTTTCTACTTGTATAAAGCTAGTCAAAAGCTTTCAGAAGAAACAGGTGTTGAAGTTGAGGGTGTTGATTTAAATTGGCTACCGGTAGACACTAAGATTGGTAAGTTTACACCTAAAATGGATTGGGAAAGTATTCGTGGTAAACCTCGTGTAAACTCTGTCTTGATTGCTCACATGCCTACGGAAAGTAGCGCTGTAGCTTCTGGTGTTACGAATGGGTTATATCCTCCTCGTAAAGTGATTATCAACAAGAAGTCACGTAAAGGTGTTGTGCAGTTTATTTGTAAAGGTTTTAAAGAGGGTAAAAACTTACTAACTTGGGATATTGATAATGTAACATTAAGTCGTTATTATTCTGCTGTACAAGATTGGTCTGATCAAGGTATTAGTGCTGACACATACTTCGATCCTCGTAAGTTTGAGAATGGTAAGAAACCTTTATCTCTGTTACTAAAAGAATGGGTAGCTCACTTTAAACTTGGGAACAAGAGTATGTATTATGTAAACACATACGATGACGATGAGGTTAGTATCTTTGATTTAATTCAAACTGCTGAGATACAAGAAGAAGATTGCGAGTCTTGTAAGCTATAATGAAACACAGCACCTCTTTATGGGGTGCTTTTAATTAGGAAAGGAAATGACACGTACAGTATTTAATGAATCAAACACAGGACATATTACTAAGACATATCCAATGTTCTTTGGTGATAGTCTTGGTTTAGTAGACACAGTGAATGTAGTTAACAAAGAAATTGAAATGTTAAAGGAGAAGCAACGAGGGGGTCGTTGGTATCCTACCGAGATTAGTTTATCTCAAGATAAACAAGATATGGATAACGCTCCTAAAGAGATTGTGGATATTATGAATCTTGCTATCTCTTGGCAACATACAACAGATAGTGTAGCTGGACGTTCTATTGGTGCTATGCTATTACCTCACGTAACAAACAGTGAAGCAGAGGGAATGATTGGTGAGTGGTCTTGTATTGAGTTTATTCACGGGGAAGCTTATGCTCATATTGTAAAACAGACTCGTATGAACCCTGATCAAGCTTTAATTGATACATACAAGAATATTCGAGTTCTATCTCGTAGTAAGAAGATTATTGAAGTATTTAACTCTTTATATAATCTCAACCACGACTTACCTTTACGAGAAAAGAAGAAGATTATGGCGAAAGCTTTAATCACCATTATGGCAATGGAATGTATTAGCTTTATGTCTTCTTTTGGTGTGACATTTGCTATTGCTGAGTTAGGTTACTTTCAAGGTATCTCTGAAACAGTTTCAACTATTGCGCGAGATGAGTTGTATCATGGACGTATGAGCTACGAGTTGATCAAGGCTACTCGATACGTAGATGGTTGGAGTGATGTGTATGAAGAAGTTCTTGAGGAATGTTCTGAGATTATTCACTCTATTACAGTAGGGGAGCAAAGTTGGAACAGTTATCTTTTATCCGAAGGACGTAGCTTACCTAACTTGACAGAAGACAATCTGAATCAACTTAACCTATACTTCCATAACTTTGTATGTAACTTAATTGGGATTAAGAACGAGTTGGAAGTGGTGACAGAACATCCTTGTAAGTTCATGGATAAGTACATTGACCGATCACTACTACAGTTTGCTTCACAAGAGATTCAACATACCAGTTATCGTCAAGGTAGTGTTGTAGATGATTTATCAGACGACTTAGATTTAAATTTTGAGGTGTGATATGTTAACTATTTTTTCTAAAGAGAATTGTCAGCAATGTGACTCAGCTAAATTACTGTGTCAGATGAAAGGAGCTGCTTTTGAAACAAAGTTGTTAGGTTCTGACTACAGCAAGGATGATTTGATGACTATTGCTCCAAAAGCTAGATCGTTTCCTGTAGTATTTTACGGAGAGACTTTGATTGGGGGTCTAATTGAACTAAAAGAGTTCTTAAAGAAATAATTAAATAAAAGAGATGACTTTCGTAGTTGTCTCTTTTTATTGTCTGTAATAAATATTTATTAAATATGTTGACACGAAGATGTAAGGTGAAGTAGTATTATTGTTAAGCAATAATATGTTATCGAAACAATTAACTAAAGATGTAAAGGAGATGTGAAATGTCAAAAGTTAGAAACTTACAGTACGTGAATGGGAACTTATGTTATCGTGGATATTCAATTTCACAAGTAATGGGTATTGGAGAAGAATGTTATGGTCAGTATGTGTGGTCGGAGTATGAAGCTCACTCTACTTTTGACTTTACATTAGTAGAGGAAACTTTAGAAAGTATTTTAGACCTTATTGACTATAGATTAGATAACTCTTTAACATCTAAAGAACATGAACTAGGAGAAAGCAATGTCTAAACAAATGATTCAACTAAACGAAGATTACGCAATTAGTTGTGATGATTTAAATATCATGCTACATGAACGTAAAGTAAATCAGAAGGAAGGTACAAAGAACTTTGGGAAGGAGTATTACTCTGTAATCGGTTATTACAGCTCTGTAGAAGCCTTATTAAAGGCTTTAATCAATAAACAGATACAACTAAGTATCTCTGAACAAACAACGCTAGAATCGCTCGTAAACAGTGTAGAAACTTACATTAGTTTATTACACGATAATGTTGTACAAGTGGTTAAGTCTTTACGTAGTGAGGTGTGATATGAAAGAACACGTTGTAGAGATACTAGACATCAACAACAAACAAGTTAACTTTGGTGAGATTTATCAGGAATATAAATCAGAATGTTTTTGTTTAGCCATTAACTCTGATTTTGAACAGCATATAATTGTTGAAGGTGACAAAGATTGTGTGTTAAGATTTGTTGATAAAATTGAAAGTTTAGTATTTGATAAGGAGTGACATATGAAAACATTTAAACTATTAGATTACACAGCACAAGTGTTCTACAACAAAGAACAACATTATCCATTCACTGTTCATTTATATGATAACTGTAAAGATTACAAAGAGATTCATATAGGGCATTATATTAGTATTGAACAACTTGGGTACATGACACATTTAGAGATGTTAGAACACCAATATCACGCTCTTAACCCTGTACAGACTTTATTAGCCGTTGAGGAGATGAAAGAGAGTTTGTATTTGTGGATGGAAGTATTAGGAGAGAATTGATGAATTTGATTGAACAGTTAGGTGGGTATGAGAAGGCTAAAGTTGAATTAGAAATTTTGAAGAATTCTGGGAATTTTGTTAAACCTATCGCAGATGACCTTGAAAGCAACCTTTTAGAATACCGCCGCGCAAATAATATATTTGAGGATGGGGATAAGGTTCTATTTAGTGGATCACCATTAATCCATGAGGTGAGAAAACTTGTAGAAGATAGTGATGATATTTATATTCTTGGTTGGGGCTGGACTTATCTTAAATATATAAAGCACGCCACAGACGAAGAAATCGCAGTAGGGTATAGGTTGTAAAAAGGAGAAGTATTATGACCTTCATAGAGGAAATACTAAATAGTAAAGAAAGGATGATTCACCTTGAAACATTAACACAAAATGTTGTAGGATTGGTTGTTGCTTTTATTATCCTAACATTATGGGGATTACCTTTCATAGAGAGTGTTGCATTACAAACTATCTTCTTTGTTACATCGTATATTAGAGGGTATTGTATTAGAAAGCTGTTTAGATCATTAAATAAGGAGTAGGTATGAAAGGTAATGTACTAATTAAAGATACAGAAGATTCTCACGCAATGTTGGACAAGTGTTTAAGTATTATTGAGAAATTATCTTTAGATGATATGGATAAAGTTGAAGAGACTCAATACAATTGGTCATGGAAGAAGTTTTGGTTTGTTAAGACAACTAAGTCTTTCCCTGTAGCTAACTTTCTATATCAACATAGACGTTCTGTTAAAGAGTTTATTAACCAATTGAAAGATTGTATTAAACAGAACGGTGAGGTACACTTGTCTCTAACCTCTTACAATGAGCTAGTCAAACTTAGTAAAGGTGATATTGAAGTGAATAGTTATTGGATTTTAAATTATTAAGGAGAAGTAATGTTCACTGTAGATGAAACACACAAGTTACTTCGATTACACGAGAAGTTACACAACTTGAATAAGTTATTACATAAAACTAACTTAGATAAAGAGGTGTTTGAAGTAGACTTAGGTAAACACCAACAAGAAGTTAAAGATATTAAAGATGAAATTCTAGGTATCTTAGCTGAGATTGGTGAAGCTAAAGCTAATATGGGATAAATAGGAATTTTAACAACGAGGAGGGAAAAGATGTTTGGTGTATTTGAATATTTAATGGGTTGGTTAATTGTTGTTTGTGGGAAGCTATATGCTTACTTGTGTCCACCACCAAAGGATGATGTAGAGAATGAAGATCAATTAGATAAGGAGAAAGGGTATGAATAGTTTACCACAGTATTTTGATGAACTTGACCACAAGGTTGTTTTAGAGAAACTGTTAGTTGGAATAATTGAAAGTGAATGGCGAACACGAGTAGATCATGATTGTTATGGTGAAATGTCTGATTACAACTATTTGGTTGCTTTAGATAGATTGTTTGACTACGTTATAGGAGAAACTGAAGGTGTTGGTTTTAAGTGGGATGACTACGAAACATTTAAAGAGTTCTACCTTGAAAACGTGGTTAGAAAAAGGGCATAAAAATAGCCGACAATCTTTCGATTATCAGCTTGAGGGAATTAGTCATAAGACTATTGAGGAGATTACTTTCGGGTAGTCTCCTTTTATTTTATTCTTATTATAATGCTTTATTTATTCTTTTACTTCTGTATTGCTATCTACAAGGGAATTGTACAAACCAATGCACCTTTCTTCTGCTAATCGATGCTCATCAGCTCTACTTCCCATTTCTCGATATTCTTCGATACTCTCTGAGAATAACTTTGAGATTGTGTTGTTGTAGGCAACAGCTTGGTTGTAGGTAAGGGTGTTGAATTTACTTGCGTTTGTGTTAAGTTTTTGTTGCAAGCTGTTAGCGGAATTACGAGCAATAGCAACATCATTACTAAGAGCTTTGATTTGTTCATTGTATTTAACCTCAACCTCTTTTTGTTTAGTTAGTATCTCAATCTCTTTCTCTTGAGCTTTCTTTTGTGCTTCTAGTAGGTCAGTCTTATTCTTCTGTACTAAAGCAACCATATTCTGATTTAATGTGTCTTTCTCTTTATTTAAATCAACAATATCATTTCTAAGAGAACTGTTAATAATAAGCATAAGGATGATAACTACAATGTACCAGTATTTCAAAGCTAAAGCTAAGAACCCTTTTGTGTAGCTCCATCCTTTCTTTAACGCACTCAGTATAAGTAATACATTCATAGTTATTCCCTTTATCAATTACTTCTTATTCTTAACGTAGTCAATCATTACTTCTGCTACAGCTTTAGCTGCAACCCAGTAACGAGCTTCAAAAGCTTCTAGGTCTTTAATTGAACTGATAAACCCAAGCTCTCCAATTAATCCACCTTTACTAACAAATAGTAATTTACCACGAGCAGATTCAGATTGATCTATCCACCCGTCACGTCCTCTTAACTTCAAACCGAAAGCTTCAGCAACAACAGCAGAAATCTTCTGAGCTAATACCTTATCTTTAGGCAAAGCGATTGTCTCTACGCCAGTAGCGGATGAATTACTAGACGCATTCAAGTGCCATTCAATACTCAGGTCAGCACCATCAATCAATTTAGCAGCTTCATTAAGACTTAGGTTAGTTGTACCATAACCGTCTGTACGAGTGATAATGCTCTTATCTTGTTGTAGGTAATGCAGAATAGCGTTACGGAACTTAACAGCTAAATCTGCCTCTTTAATCAACTTACCGTCTTTCTTAGTAACAGCGCCACTATCTTTCTCAGAATGTCCCGCTGTATTTGTAATAATATAAGTTTTATTTGTCATTTTAATTTCCTCTAAATTTATTTAAACATTATCCATTCATTGCTTCCAACATACTCAAGAGTAACTCTACTGTACTGAGGTGTTAGAGCTAAACTACCTCCACCAACTACTCGAATAGCTACTCCTGATGCTGGAACTACAGTTGGTTGTCCTGTACCGTAGTATTGCAACTCAATCCGATCTTGTGGGGTAAAAGCAACTGTCGTACTATTTGGAACTGTGATGTTTGTAGCTCCTGCTCCTGTTGTACGTACTACGTTAGCTGCATCTGTAAGTTGTAATGTGTAACTAACAGCTTGATTATTTACTGTTTTACGTGTACTTGCTGGTGTATAACCTAAAGCTCCAATGATTGATGCAGCAGTAACAGCAGAGATTGCATTTGTATTACCAAACTTATCTGCAATATGTATGGATGCAATACCTAATGAAATATCAGCTTGTAAATCAACACAAGTCTTCTTCATAACCACACGAGCAATCAATAAACCATTGTCTTTAATATTCTGTTCTGTTGCGAATGGTTCGGATAATAAAGCATTCAAAGCATTCTGGTATGATGAATATTCAGCTTGACCATACTGCGCTCTAACTAACCCCGATTGGAATAAATAGAAACGTTGTATTGACCATCTATTATTATTCGATAAAGTTGTTCTAACACCATTTAAATCGTAGTGTGTTGGGTCTAATAAGGTTGAAGCAACATACTCTGTACTGTTACGTAAACGATAAGTAAACAGTGGAGCTGTACGTAGTGGGAAGTTTAATTGGTGTGGGTTTAATTGATTACTTGCACTAATACCCATCTTCCACACTGTACCAGCAGTAATGTTTATAGATAAGTTACTACCATTTGGAACAATCTCATTTCCAATTAGATTTAAAGCCCCAATAGCTAACATGAAGTCGTGTAATTGATTTGTTGGAGCTACGATAGGAGCTTTGATTTCATTCGTAACGTTGATATTAATATTGTTAGAATGAATCACACTTCCTAAGATCATCAGTGTTCGTCTGTCTTCATTAGTGAATGGAGAGCTAGATTGAACAACATTTAAATCTTTATCAAAAGCAATATAACTTGCTGGATGTGTTAATAAGAACTGAGGTGATAACCCAACAAACGGAGATAACGTTTGTTTAACCTCAGGTTGTATTCCTGTTAGATCAGTAAAGTCTGTGACGATACCGCTACCCGCAGATATATCGAACTTAGTATTATCTAAAGTGTTTATACTCAATTGCCAACCAGTAAGATAACCTGTTGGTAGATTCTGTTTAACTTGCAATCTGTCGTACACAGCATCCTGACTTGGCGCTGAATCTGTCACACCGTTGACTACTGTTTGTTGTACTTTATTGTCAGCGTAAGCTTCTGTCTCTGTTTTTGTGTAGTAATTCTCTATATTGGCAATATCTACAATCATTGCCCCCAGAGGAACTTCAAACACTAAAGGTTGTAGAGATGCTTGTGTAGACATCTCAATAGGGTTGTTCCAATACACTTTGAAAGCTAAATTCATGGTGTAATAGCCTCCGTAATATAAAATGAGAACTCTTGAGAGTGTCTAACAGAACCACTGATTTCCATTTTTATATCAGTTTTAACTTTACCAACTTCCCAAGTAGATGTTACACTTGTTGGAACACTAAGAAGTAAGTAACCTTTATTGATAACTTGATCTGAATAAGGGGTGATAGTAGGAGAAGCAATAACCTCTCCTGTTAAGTTTACAATATTACTTGTAAAAGTCATTCCTGCTGTAATTTCAACAGCGTCACCTGTTGTTGCATCAATCATCTGAATAGGGACATCAAATGAATCACCAATCTTAAAATAAGGTTTATTGTTTGTTGTGCAAGACATTTGATTATTCCTCTATTATTCTTTTTCTTCTAAATCAATACCAAGTTTTTTATACAACCACTTACTTGTTACATGCGTTCCAGAGTACCCGATCAGACCACCGATAAGTACACCAATGCCTTCTGGGAGGTTCAACCAAGTTAGGACGAACCAAACACCGTACGTAAAAAGGGCGCACATTATCGATTCTAGGTAATCAATTTTACCGTTCTTCTTCGCTGTGCGAATTAGCGCCATGATAAACGTTGTTGTGATAGCTGCAATTAAGAACCAATAGTTTAAAATAGCTTGCCACATCTCATGTAAATTCTCTTGCATACCTCACCCCAAAATAATAAAATTATAATGCAAGAGCTTTCTCCCACAATTCGTTGATCTGTTCTTCTGTTTGATTAATTAAAGTAAACATTGTCTTAACACTTTCTGATGTACGCACAAACTCTGTTGACTCTGTGTACTCAATCTCAATACGTTTCTTTTCTAATGTGTTTTCAATATTAGAAATAGATAACTCTAAATCATCTAATAAACCTGAATCTAGTAAAACAAGTTTAAATTGTTTACGAGATAACGGTCTTAATGAAGAGAGGTATAGTTGGTATTGCTGAGAAGCTGATAAATATTTGTAAGGGTTGATGTGACGATCAACTTCATCATCAGACATCTTAATCATGTCTTTTGTAATAAGTTCATCTTGACTACCATCTAGTTCAAAGGCAAACACTTCGTTATTTAATTTATAATATTTCATTATCTAACCTCCCACCAAGATTGCAACCCTCGGTTACATGTTACGTTGTATGTATTTCCAGCAGGGACAGGAAACACTGTCCAAATGTTAACACTACCATCGGCATCATTCTGTATGGGTAGTATAGCATTCCCTGCTACAGTAATAGTCATACTAGACACATCAGAAGTATATGCTGTTGAGATGAGGACAAAAATCATTCGTGCCGTACTGTTTGTATATGTTGTACTAAATGATCTTGACCCTGTAACATCTGTATAGTTTTGACCAATACCGAACGCAGTGTTTAAAGTGTCCTTTAAAACTTTACCTTGTGCAGCAGTAAGAGCTTGGTTTGTGTTTGTAGATGTTAATGTATTGTTAAACAATCCTACTGAGTTAATTGAACCAGCAGATGTTCCATCTTTCTTAATTAATGCAATCGTTCCATCAGCATTTGCTCTAGCTGCTACAGGGTGTCCTCCTGCTGTAACACCATCATGAACAACAATAACATCTTTTGTTGTATCAACAGTAACTTCGCCAACTACACCTGTAAACGTATTGTGCTCCGTTGTTGTTCCCTGTCTTAATTGTATTTGTATTGCCATATCTTATTTATGCAAAGCACCCTCATTAGTAAGTTAAGTTGGTATCAGTAATACTTCCACCATTTATAGTTGTTATAATTGTTGAATCTGTTATTGATCCGAAACTACGATTACCCGCACTTGTGTTGTATGTATACCAAATACTTTGATACAAGGAATTAATATTATCTACTGCTGTCTCACTAAACAATGCTGCGGTACTATTAAAAGCCTCTCTTTCCTGAGAACGAAGCATAGCTGAAGTTACACCCGATATTAGAGTTCTATCCAAATCGTAAGGAGCTTCACCAACTTCCGATAATACAATGTCAAACCAATCACCAGCAAGGTTAATACGATTACTGTAATCTTCTAATGTTGCATACAGCGCATCTAAAGAGCTTGTGAAATCTAGGCCATCTCCTGTATACTCAATATCCGTTAAGGTACTTTGAGAGATGTCAGGGAAAGTTCTAATACCGTTCAACTTACCAAAGTTCCACTTATTAGGAATCTTTGAGTTTATGTAAGAGCTTACCTGATTCACTTGTGTTCTAAATACTGGAAGAGCTTCTAAGAATACTGCCGATTCTGTTACGAAGTTATTTGGTCTGCTCAATCTAGCAGGGGAGGTTGGTAGTGTTTCTACTATTGGTGTTGGCATTATACTAACCCCTCTACACGTAATGTACATTTACTAACTGTTGGGAATGATATAGTTGCTTTAAAATCACTATAGAATCCATAAACAATCAACTCTTCCATCTCAGGATTACCAATAAACACACAAGGTACTGAATCAATGTCTGCAAATAAACGTTGAACATTTGCTAGGTTCACGTTGTCAATATCTACATCATAATCAGCATACTTTGAGTTCTTACGTTTAATAACTGTTACTTTACCAAACTCATCAACTTCTTTACGACTATATGATTTGATACCAATCGCTGTACCATAGTTTGTTCTACCTACTACGGATTGAACACCATATACAACTTCACCAACTTCTACTAATGCTGCGCCTGAACTAACATATACTGTTATAGTTGCTGTAGGTTTGTTTGGTAAGTCTAAGAATATTGCTGTATCTAAATCACCAAGATTAACAAGTGGAGCAAAGAAGTATGAGAAGTAATCAGTAACATTACTTGATGATCTGAGTTCTTTTGTTCTATCATACACAACACCGTCTACAGGATCGGTCATCACAACTCTGACGGTAGATGCATTTACATTTAATAAAGCAATTCCGTTTACAATTTGGTTTGGTGTAAGGGTAAACTCAATACCACCTGTTCGACTACTAACACTTGAAATAATATTATCAAACATTCTGTAGCGGTTGGTGTACCCTGTATCCAACCAATTAATTTGATCTAGGTCAGGAGGTGTTGTCCCTGCTCCTGTCACAATCCTTTCATAAATCTTGTGTTCGTATATAACCTTGTCCAGAGCAGTGTAACTTGTACCAGATACCCAATCAGGGTATTCATCCTCTGGGATGTTACTAGAAGTTAGAATAGTGTCCGTAGTCACTATACTTTTAATAACTCTCATCTAATTTCCTCAAATATTAAGTGCTCTGTTTATTTACTATGTAAGGAGAGCCGAAGCCCTCCCTCCACATTTAAGGTTTAAACCACGCTAAGGTGTAACAACAACTGGCACAGGTGTATCACCATTCTCAGGTTGAATACCAACCATCATACGATTACCATCATCCCAGTTTTCCAACTTAGTTGCAGTAACTTGGGCATATTTAGCAATTGCAAACAACCCTGCTTCTAACTTCTCAGATAAAGCGTCTAAACGAGCATCTGTCGAGTTATTCACTGTTTCAACTGTTGGTGTAGTTGTTCCTGTTGTTGTCGATGGTTTAAGGTCAGGACTAATTGAAGTACCTAATCCAGACTCTTGCATATCAGCTACAGCAGAAGCAATACCTTGAATGAAAGCTAAGTCTCTAGCATAATCACTACCTGATACAGCGTATAGCTTACTCATAGACATCAAGTCTTTACCAAGTGATACAAGTCTAGCAGCAGCTTCCGTATCGCCCTGTAAAGCTAGCTCAGAGGCTTTATTGAACTCATTGCGCAAGTATGCAAGGTTACGTGGTTGTTCTGTTTCACCTCTAGCAGCTCTAGCTTGTTCAGCTAAATCACGAAGAGATTGTACAAGAGCATTCACATCACCATTTGCATTCTTAATAGCATCTTGAAGATCGTTGAACTCAGGAGCTAATGCAATTATTTGACCATAAAGCTTTTGACCAGCTTCCGTACTAATGTCGATACTACTTACTAAGTTTCTAAATGCTTTTACATCTGCTGGTAATTCCTTACCAAAGATAGCAAACTCATTTGTCAATCTACGTGTCAACTCAGCAGCTTGTTCAGCAGGAGATAACATTTCAAAGTAAGCATCTAAACCACTAGCTAAACTATCTAATCCACCAGCACCTAAAATCATTGAAGATGTTAAGTAATCTGCATTCTTACCTGTCATGAACAGTTGATCTTGTAGGTCACGTAACGTTAATACAAAATCTGTAAGCTCTTCAGCAGTACCATCAAACGAATTAACTAAATCATAGAAACCACCTTTGATGTCTTTCGTACTGTTGTTTAATAACACAGATTGACGGACAATCTCAGCAGCTACGTCACCTTGTTTATTCAAGATGTCTGTATACTCAATAGCTGTTACGTTTAAACGGTCTGTAAAGTATTTAGCTTGTTCTACGCCAGTTGCAACCTTAATCAGTGTTTCGTAGTAACCCTCACCTACAGTTTGGAAGTCTTCTAAACCAGCAAAGCCTTGTTGAGCTAAACTATCAGCAGCAGCACCAAAAACAGCTTCTAACTTCTCTTGGATTTGCTCACCATTAAGACCTTTAAGGTTAATCTTACCGATCTTGATAATAGCGTTCTCTAACTTAGTTTTAACTTCATCAGTGTTAGCTCCAAGAATATCTGTAGCGGAAAGAATAGAATCATAGAAACCACCAAAGATTAGTGTAAACTGTTTCTCTAGCTCTTTATTTGCTTCAGCAAACTTCGTCTTGTTCTTAGTTGAAGTTGTTACACCGAATGATTTATTCTTCACTTGAACATCTACATATTCTTGTAAATCAAAACCACCTGATAAGATGTCACCTAAGCTTTGTGCTCCACCAAATAAACCTTGTCCTTTAACTGTTGTCTTAGAACCAAACAAACCGCCTAGTAAACCACCAAGCATTTTGTTAACACCTAAGAAGTCGCCAATCCCTGCAAAGAACGAATTACCAGCTTTCTCAAGGAAACCTCCAATAGCGTTCTGATTGAACCCTTCAACAATATTAAATCCTTGTCCTGTTTCTTGACGAAGAATTAAGTTAGTAACGCCACCAATACTACTTTCAATGTTTCTCAAAGAACGTAACATTGCAGAAGTTAGTGGAAGCATTAAATCACTATTCTCAGATAACAGATCAATCGAGTTAGCAATACTAGCTGATTGTGCCTCTGAATCACCAAACACTGTTCCTGTACCGTTATTCGCTGCTGTAAAGCTTCCTGTACTTCCACCAGAGATACTACCAATAACTACACCTAATGCAGCTACAGCAGCAGCCATAGCTGCCATACGAGGGAATGCTGTGTACGGATCACCACTACCTTGTGTTAATACTGCTTCTGTTCCTTTAGCTACGTTAAATCCTAACTGAGCAGCAAGTTTAGTTGCTGTAGTAGTGACAAATGTAGCAGCAGAAGTTAACATACCTTTCAACTCTAAAGCTAACATAGCAATAGCGTCTTTCTTCTGCCATAAAGCAAATGCAATCTTAGATGCTTGGTAAGCTTTTTCTAGCTTACTGACAACCTTGTAACCTTTACTCTCTTCGTTGAACATAGACTTAGTTAAAGACAAAGCGTTTGTAATACCTTGATCAACAGCTTTACTACGATCTTGTTCTTGTTTAGTAAGGAGTTGATTCTTCTCTAACTCTAAGTTAGTAACATCCAACCCTGCTTGCTTAGCACTAACAATATCTTCCTCAAGAGAAGCTAATAAACCACGACTTTCTTGTGTTCTTGCAAGGAACTCATTCAAACCATTTAGAGCAGCTTCAAACGGATTACCAATATCACCAAACACATCAAAACTAATATTGCTAAAATCACCAAGAGGGTTATTACGTTGCTTTTCAGCTTCAGCAGATAACTCTTTACTGATCGCAAGAATCTTTTGTTGACGATCATATTGTCCAATTTGTACGCCTGTCAGTGATGTGTAAGTGCCAAGTAGTTGCTTCACCTCTTCACTCTCATTAAGAGTTGCAATATAAGTTTGCATCTTAAGAGAAGCCATGTCTTTTTCAAAACTTAACAGTTCTTCAGCTTCAACTAATCTCTTAGCTTGTGCAGGAGTTAAGTCAGGATTTGAAGCAAGCTTATTTGCAATAGCAATATTCTTAGCTAGCTTAACATAACCATCAACTTGAGCAGTCAAGTAAGCTTGCCTTTGTTTCTCTAAGCTAGATAAACTCAAAGTGGTTTGCATCTCAGCAGCTTGCGCTTTCTGAATCTTCCCTTGTTGCATCAACTTATCTTTCAAACCTTTCTGCTCATCAGATAGACCACCTCTGACTTCAGATAGACGTTTGAATGTAGCTTCTAATGTAGCTTCTTCGAGGCTTAAACCTTGTTTTAAAAGCTTATTTATATCACCTTGTAAGGCAACAGCATCACCTTGTTGGTAGTTTCTTGTAAACAACTCATTAGTGATTTGTTTCTCTAAAGTGTACAAACCTTCAGCATCACTTCTAAATCCTGCCTCAGCTATTGCACGAGCTTGAGCATATGACGCACCTTTCATTTGAAGTTGGACAGTTCTATTCTGAATGTCTTCTTCTTCTGATAATGCTGCAACATAGTCAAGACGTTTTTGGGTTTGCTGTGCGAGAATAACTTGCTGAGCTAAAGCTGTACCTTGAATATTTTCAAAGTAGTCTTTAGAAGCTGCAACTTTAGCGATCTCATAGTCAACGCCTTGTGCGAGAAGTTGTTGAATACGACCTACATAAGCAACTTGATCTTCATATCCTGCGATAATCTTTTCACGATTCTTTAACTCTTTGTTTGTTAGCTTATCATCTTCTTTACGAGATGCTGTAAGATCAGAAACAGCTTGTGCTGCATTCTGAGCGTCTAAAGCTAAAGGAGCTAAGTTACGCATATCTGCTTGCTTACCGAGATTAACAGCTTCTTGAGCAACCTTTAATGAAGCTTTTGCTTGTTTTAAAGTTTCTTCGACTTTAGCTCTTGCTGGATCATTCTTATCTAAACGACTAAGTAATTTCTCTGTAGCTTTAATCTTCTCTAAAGTTGAATCAATATTACCTTGAGTTGAGTTAAAACGAGCTTGTGATGATTTAACTAACTTCTCAGCAAACGATGCATCTAAGTTATACTGCTTCATTACAGCAAGAACTGAACGACTATCATCAGCAGCTTTCTTTAAATCATCTGCCATCTTGTTAAACTTGCTACCAGTGATAACAGCTTCATCACCTAACTGCTTAGTTTGATCTTTAAGACTAGTAATAGCAGGAGTAGCATTCTGTGCCTCATTACCACCAAGTTTAAAATCAACACCAAGAGCTTGTGCTGCTTTACTCAACAACCCTGCACTGTTAGCAGCTTCATTGTAGATACCAGTTTGCTTGTTTAATTTCTGCGCTTGTTCTTCACTGATTGCACCCATCTCTAAGAGTTTACGTGTAGCTGCATCAAATGACATTGTTCCATCATTTACAGCTTTAGCTACATTATTAACTTCTTTAGAGAATCTACCTGTCCAAGATGTTTTAGACATTACTTGAACTAACGCAACATAGCTACTTTGAGCTTTCTCTAAGTTAGCATTTGCTTCACTAATATCTAAGGTTAGTTTAAACCCTGCATTCTTCTTCTGTTCAGCATTCAACTTACTTAATTCAGAAGTGGCTTTATTAGCATACTCAGATTGTTCGACAAGTTTTGTATTTGCTTGAGCAGCATTATCTCTCATTAATAAATAAGAAGATGCTACACCAACAACTGTTAAAGCTAATCCTGCCCAACCACCAAAGAATCCTAAGACTCCTTTCATAGCTGCGCTAACACCATTGATTGCTGTTGTCATAATGGTAGCTGAACGAGTTACGTTAGCTTGTTGTGCTGACATACCAAGTAAAGCTAATTGGTAGCGAACAGATTCTTTAGTAGCTAATACAACAGATACTACATAACGAGTTGCAATGATTACAGCTAGAGCTTTGAATGCCTCTGCTACACCATTAATTAACCCTGCATTATCAGAGAACCAAGAACTAATGTCTTTACCAAACTGACGAGCATTCTGAGCACCAACTAACATCCCTTGAGCTAAATCCATCATAGCTTCACCAAGAGCTTTAGTAATACCAGCACCTTCGTTGAACTCACCAATAGCGACTAAGAACCCTGTCTTGATTGCGTTAGCGCCTTGTTCTAAGGTTACACCTAACTTCTTGTTTTCTTCAATTAGTTTAGGGTATTCTTTTAATAGTGCTTTAGAGATAACTTGAGTTGTCAACATACCAGCAGATGACATCTCTTTAAGCTTATCTGCTGCAATACCACTACCTTCAGCAATAGCTTTAAGGAAACGTGGAGATGCTTCTGAGATAGACCTAAATTCATCACCAGCTAATTTACCTGATGCCATTGCTTGTGAGAACTGAATAGTTGCTGATGCAGCTTCCATTGCTGTAGCTCCACCAATACGCATAGACTTACCAAAAGCATCTACAACAGTTGTAATAGCTGCTGTGTTAGCTCCAAGCTTCTGCATAGATGGTGCAAGGCGTGAGAATAAAGTTGCTGTCTCTCTCAACCCTACGTTATTCTCTGTTGAGAATTGAGCTAATTGTCTGTTAACCTTACTTAGTTCTTGTGCATCACTAATGTATAGCTTCATACGGTTCTGAATAGCTGTATATTCATCTGCCATTTTTACTGTAGCTACTGCTAAGTTAGTCGTTGCTGTCATAACACCATAGATTGCAGCAGATAGAGCAGCATAAATAGCAATACCTTTAACCGAATCTAGAAACTTGTTATGACTTTCTGTCACTTTCTCAAAAGAAGGTCTAAGAGCTTGAGCAGCTTTGTTAGTCTCTTCAATTGCTTTTTTATAATTGTTTAAAGTTGTTGTATCTGCACCACTAATTTCCATCCTAGAGATACGAGTAGCGTCAGTTTTACCAAACCCTTGTGAGATGTATTTAGCACGAGTTTGTTCTAAGTTAAGTAACTTCTTGTATGCATCAATCTGTTTATTTTGAGCACCAAGAACATCCTCAGTACCCTTCTTAGTTTTACCTAATGAATCGTTAACTTTCTTTTGACCGTCTACAAACTCAGAAGAAGACTTCTTACCTTTTGTACCAATCTGATCAACGTTATCAAGAAGCTTGTTTACTTGTGTGTTAGCTTCTTTTAAACCTTCAGGAGTTACCTTAAAACCAATGTGAACTAAATCCATAATATTTCCTCACGTAACAATCTTAATTCTTCTTGTTTTGATTTTCTTGTTCTTTATTATGGTGTTCTAACCACATTCTATCCCACACCCTAATCAACTCTAATTCATAAGGTTCAGGTGATACGTCTTCTAAGGTGAAGAACGCTAACATTTCTTGGTAGCTGATAGCACAAAAACCTCCAAAACCTCCTGACTGCCTCGTTTGATTTAAACGTAAGAAATACGTCCATGCAAATTGAGCAGCACTTGGAAGTAATGGAGGTTCTTCTGTTGCTTCTTGTAATATCTTTTGATGACCACCCATTGAGGCAAGGAAAGGGTTATCCTTAGCTGCCTCTAAGTGTTCATTTACAGTTGATCCATCAGATGCTTTCTGAGTGTGTTCAATCTGATATTGGCAATACTCAATACAGTCATCAAGAATATTGCTTAGATGAAATTTGCAGCATTGTCACTTTCTTCTAAAACTTGTCCACGTACCCAGTCTAGTTCTTGCATAATGCGTTTAATGTTTTCAGGAGTAGGTTCTACGACCTTACCACCATCTTCTAAACCTTTCCAAGTAACGATACGTGCTACTGCTGATTCAATAAGAGTTTGTTCTGCTTCTTCTAAGTCGATAGGTTGTTCACCTTTACCTCGACGTTTAGCTTGCAGTTCTTTCATCTGCATTTTATTAAATAAATCTTTACTGTATTTCTTCATCTTTGGTGATAAGTTACCACGCACAGTAATGAAGAAGTCAGTTGAACTACCATCAGGTAGCTTCACTTCAAATTCGTGACCAGCTTCAGCTTGTTCTGCTAAGTTAGTTAGTTTAATATCAAAAGCCATGTTGTGTTTCCTCAAAATAAATAAAATATAAAAGTATCAAAGGAGGGGACTTTCACCCCTCTGTTGTTATTTGTTATACAAGAGTAGAATCTTGGATCATTAGAGTAGTTGCTTCAAAACCATTCGCTCCAGTACCTTTAAGTGCTTGGAATGAGTTAGAAGAAACGATACCTTTCTCACCATCATCTTTAGTGTCAGTAGACAGTTTAAGACGTGGGATAGTGAAAGACATAAACTCAGAGTTTGGTAAACTGTTAGCAGTTAATGCAACAACTAAACTAATCTCTGTCTCTTCATCAAAGTAACCAGCGAATGTACCATCTTGGAATAATGTGGTGAAATCACCATCTACAATAATACGACCTTCATAGATTTCTGGACGAATGTTACTACCAACAACTGCTTCAGAAGTCATGTTACGGTTGATGTTAAAGTTAGCACCAGTAACAAGAGCAACAGGAGCACCATTTACAATCAAAGCACCATTTACTGCTGCAAAGATACCGTTAGTATTTTGAGTAGTTGGAGAAGTGAAGAATTGTGATGTACCACGTTGTTTTAAATCTTGACCCATGAAAGCAAGATCAATAGTTGTTAAACCAGTTGCAGGGAGTGCGATACCAACAGTGTTAACCTTATTACCAACAGTTACTTCTGACTGACCAATATCCGCATACCATTCTTCAAATGTGTATGAATCATCTGTATGACCAGTTGTAGGAGCGTAAGTTGTTTTACCTGTTGCTGTAAATGCACCACCAGAAGCTACTGTCTCAGGAGTTAGTGCTACGCTGTTTAGAGCTACTACAGTTGCTACTGTTGCTGTTAAAGCGATGACAAGTAAGTTAGCATCGTTGTTTGCTGTAGCGAAACCTGTTAAACGAATAACACTACCTACACGAACCGCATCAGTTAACCAACTACCTGTTGTACGAGTAATTGTATATGTACCACCAACTGAAGCGATAGTTGTACTACCTAAAGCTGATGGAGTAGCTGCTGTCCAGTTACGAGCTAGAGCAGAAGCCAAGAAGTCTGCATAAGTACCAGCACTAAGCTCACCTGATAAACTTCCTTCTACAGCACGTACACCATGACGGAAATCAACTAACTGGTAGTCTGTACGAATCTCTTCTGATTGATAAGTTTCTTTTGTTAAGTTGAAAGTAGACGATACTCGGCGAATTGTTTGTCCACCAGTTGTTACTGTAGGTAATTCGCCAAAAGCAGTCTCTTTCTTGTAAGATACTATTTTATTAATACCTGAAGCTGTTGCCATTATTTACTCCAAAAATTATTGTGTAATTGTTAAAATTATTTTAAATTAGAGATTGAATTATTAATTGAATTGTTTGCCTAAACAAACTGCTCTGAGTAGTATCTAATTCTTATTGTAATCTCTGCTCTATTGTCGTTGATGTAGATAGGGGATATTTGCGGAGTCCTATCTACTATTATTTTATCTGAACCTTCAACTAACGTTGTTCCTCTTTTAAAATAATCTTGCACAAGCTCTGCCATATCGGAAATACGTCCCGCACCTTCACCTTTAGGGTAAGATAAGACAACTTGATAAAAACCTACTTCACGGAAATAACCATCACCCAGAGTTGGGTTCTCAGGAGTAATTGGAGCTAATACGGTACGTTGATAAGCTTCACCAACTTTGGGAGCATATGTCACATTCTCAAAAGCTGTTTTAGATGAACCTAATCCTAAAGGCATTGAAGTTAATTTGTTTTGAAAGGCTTTTCTAATATTCTTTTGTGACATCTAAACACCTCACAGTTTACTAACCTTTTGTGCTACAGCTTCTAAGATAGCTACTGCTGTTCCTGTGTTATTACCAACTACGTGATAACCACCTTTCGCTTTCCAACCGAAGTAAGGCTTATCCTCCCAACCCTCTTCTACTTGTTGTGCATATTCTTTACTGTTTGTGATATATACTTCATCTTGTAGGTTGTATAACTTACCCTTGATTATGGCATCCACAACTGCTGCTGTACCCTCTGTATCTGCTGGACGTATTGTTGGATCAATAGACCCTAAACCAACGCTCCAAGAGTTCTTAAAGTCACCTACATCGTTGACAACTAAACCTTGTTTAGACTGGTAATACGGAGCACCCAAAGGGCTATCATCAACTAGTGTTATCGTAATCTTTTCAACAGATTCACCAACAAGTAGTTTTGACTTAAGAGCAATCTTTTCCTTTAATGCAGCAATACCTTTTGAACCATTGTATATAGCCATATTACACACTCACACAGAGAACACGCCACATACACACTTCACCAAAACCTTCATAGTGTGTAAAGTCTAATACTTCAACAGATTCATCTACACCTAAGAACATATCAGTAATCTTATCGCCAACTTTAGGTCTTACAGGAAGATCACAAGTTGCTATCAAATAAGCTGTTAGTTTCTTACCTACAAGGTTAGGTGATTTAACTTCTCTATACTTTGGTTCTGTCTCAAACATCTTGATTGTGTGCAGAGTAGTAGTTGTCTCTACTGTTTGTGTATCTTGGTTATAAATTTCTTCACCAATAGCTTCATACACTCTTGTCTTTCCATGCTTATCGATCAGTCTTTTAGCACCTGATTTGAAGCGGTTAGATTGCATATCCATAATCACTACCTTTAGAAAGTATCAGGGAATCTCTTGAACACTTGTTGGTTTGTATTTGTAGAACAAGAAGCTATACCATCTGTAGGGATACCACCATCTACATCAACAACGAAGTTATCGCAATTCTCTACATTAGCTCTAATATCTGATATACTAATACCACCAGCGTAGGGCATTGCACCATTGATAGCGAAACTAAAGTTAGGGTCATTCATATACATTTGCAGAGTTTTATAATAGTTGTTAAACCAATCATGACTCCACTCTTCGAGAACATCGGCTTTAGTGTGTGTTAGTTGAGCTAAGATAAACAAAACAGTCTTACCGCAATCTAAGCATGTTCTACGAATGTTGTTATTATTCTTTGTTAGGTAATGAGTGATTTCATCGTCAGATAGGAGGTCATAGGCATTCCCAATTAAACCGATGGTTAATCTGACCTCTTGGACTAATGTTAATGCCATTATGATTTCCTTTATTTATAATTCTTTTGTTTACTATTCTAATTACTTGTAATTCTAATATCGATGCAACCTCACGAAGAAGTTGCATTGTATTAAAACTTAAAGTTGTTTAAAGACTTAATTGCCTTTCAATCTACCGAAGTATTTCAACTCTGCTTGTTCACGAGCTGCTACAGCGTCTTCAAACAGCTCAAATCTTCCTAACGCTATCCGTTTATTGTTTTGACTAATGTATGCGGCCCACTTATTTCTATCTTTATCGAAAGATACCCCTGATTTGGACGAAGTATTCTTACTATGCTGTCTTTTGTTATAAGCTTGCCAGTCTAGAGTTCTCCAAGAACAGTTCTCAGGACAGTAGTTCCCGTTAAAATCTTCCCGATCTAATGAAAGATCGTTAGAGTAAGCGCCTTCCATGTCTTCGAAGAAAAGTGAAACATCGTGCCAACGTTCACAAACCTCGATTCCACGACCACCATAGTTAGAGTATTCTTTGTTATATTTGTTATAACATCTATCCATCATAGCTTTGTAAATGGAATAAAGCTTATTATTCTTTATACTGCATCCGTGTGTAACTGCTCCATCACTCTTACGTTGTTTGTTTCCACAACCACAATCAACTTTCCCTAAGTACGTAAGGTGTTCAGTTTTACAAATAGTTAAATTCATACAACTACACTGACAAGCCCAGTTTCTATTCCCTTTAAACTTCTTTAATGTTGTTAACCCAATAACCAACAGTTTTCCAAAAGTCTCTCCAGTTAAATCTTTTTGTTTATTCACATTCGTCTCCTAGTAAAAGGAGTAATATTAATATTAACGTAAACCGAAGTCAAGCTCCGATTTACGCTGTATTAATACTTTAAAGTATTATTTAAACACTAGCACCAGCTACAGCACGAACCACACACTGAGGACGACGCATAATATTTAGTAGGTTTGATTCAGATTCGATTTCGATCTTAGAACCTTTGCCGTCTTCGTACACAAATACGTATGCTTGCTCTCCAAGTGTGTTAGCAAGATCGAACTTGTTAGCAGGAGAGAAGTAAGTTTTGAACGTATCCATTGTACCTAATGGAAGGTATCGTGCCTCTTCTGTTGGGATCAATTCTACAGTGTTCCCTTCTGCATCTTTGAACTTTCCAGTGTAACGGAGTAACAACACATCGCCATGACGGAATTGAGTCCAGTTACCGTTACGTAAAGGTTCTTGTGTTGAGGTGTAGAACTTGTACGCTTCCTTAACGCCAGCTTGAGCGATATACTTATCGAAATAACCAGCGCCACAGATTGCGATAATATCTGTAGGAGTTTCACCACTCAAGATAGTGTCTTGAATATGATCTACAATTTCACGTTGCTTACCAAGAACATCTGTTGCTGCGTTGGTTAAATCCATTGCAACTTCTTTACGAGTTACACCAAAGTCTGTGTAGACGTTACCAACAACTGTACCGTTTGGAGCATAGATGTCACCAGATGTAAGCATCTTAGCACGAGCAGTTTCAAGGGTAATAGCGTGAGATTTACGAATCGTCTCAAGTTTACGCATTTGAACAGCAGCTAGACGTTCAACTTGTTCTTCACCATAAGCTCGTTGACCTTGTACATCTTGTGGAGTAATGTAATCATCAAGAGGGAAGTGAGGAATTGCGTATGAGCGCATAACACGAGAAGGGTCTTTAGAAACGTTGTTACGTTCACCACGAACCTTATCTGAAATCAAACCAATTACACGATTTGAGTGTTCAAAAGTAACCGTATGCTGAGTTACTGGTTCAACTTCAAAGATACCTAGCTGGTTAATCAAACCGTACTCATTAGGAATATCTACAAGTTCTTCTGTTAAATCTGTAACCTTAAAACCGTTACCATAGTCACGAATAATCATTCTTATATTTCTCCGTTATTCTTATTAAATTGAATCGTTTGCTAAAATTGAAGCAGTTGCAAGAGAAGCATAAGCAGCAGCAAGTTTAGTTGCATCATTAAAAGTCGAGTGAGGTTTCAAACCAGTTTTACGTACAATAGCAGGGCCTCGTACAATAGCAAGCACCTTAGTATCAGTAGTTGCTGGAACAGTAACATCTAACGCGAAGATGTCCTTGCCTACAACAACAGCTACAGGAGCTTCAGAACCATCGGTAGCAGTTTGTACAGATTCTTTATATTTACCAGTAGCAGTTACTTTACCAAGTAGCATACCAAGAGATAATGTCTTAGCTGCATCATTAACAACTACAACTTCACGTGTATAAGCTAATGATGGTTCATATTCATGTTTTACCACATCTGAGAAACGTGGTTTATCCTGTGCAATAATTGTCATATCTTAATATCCTCTATTACTTGTTTTTATTATATTTAGCGTCAATCATTGCTTTAAGCGCTGACTTCTGAACTTTCTCACCAGCTTCAGGTGAACCTTTTTCTTTAAACATTTCTGATTCATCTACTTTAGAAGCAAGAGATTTAACAACCTCAACTACATCTTTAAACGCTTCAGCTTCTAATTCTTTAATTGCTTTGAATAACTTAGCAGAAGCTTCAACATCTTCTACAGCAGCAGTTACTTCAGCTTCACGAGCTTTCTCAACAGCTTCTTTTTCTTTAGCTTTGAATAACTCGATTTCTTCTTTAGCTTTTTGAATATCAGCTAGAGCTTTTTGAAGTTCTACTTCTTTCGCATCATACTGAGCTTTTTCAATTGTTTCCATTTCATTTTCCTTTGTGTCGGCTTTAGAAGCCTTAGTTTGTTTAGGATTTACACCCTTTGTAGGCTTACCGCCACTTTCACCATCTAAGTCTTTCTTTACTTCTTGTAACTTGAAAGACTTTTCAATAAACTGTTGATCTTTTAAAAGACCTAAATATTGTTCTTCTGTAAGAGAGTTAATGAAATCAGCACTGCCTTTAGATAATGTAGCTGATTTAAGAATCTCAATACCTTGTAATTGGTCTTCGATCCAATCTTTACGATCTTGATTTGTTGGTCGAGTTAGGGGATCACCCCAACTATCTACAGCACCATGTTCCATTGCTTTTTCACGATACCAAGACCAAAAGCTTTGTGTTGAGTATTCATCATCACTTTCATCTTCGCTAGGTTCATATCCAAACATGGTAGCCAGTAACTCAGCATCTTCACCCCAAACATGGAAGAACTTCTCTAAGAAGTCTGGTAAGGATAATGTAACTTTAACTTGAGATGCTTTCTTAATAAACTCTTCTGAGTATTTGTCGGTAGCCTTCATTACAAGTGTCGAGTAGCCTGATGCAGCACCACCTTGTACCTTATGAACCAAAGCTAGATGAGAACCCTCTTTTTCGAAGTTAATATCTGTAAGCTTTCGTTTAGCTTTGCGTTGTTCAGTCATCTTGACCCTCTTCTAATTCTTCTGCATTTGCTGTAGCACCAATACTAACTCCTGAGTAGTCGCCAGATTTAACACCTTCCCAAATATCATCATCGTTAAACTGAAGAACTGATACCCAACTCCCTGCTTTAATAATTGTCTCGCCCATCTTCATCTCTACAGGAGCAATATAGCTCTCAGCGATAGAAAAGGTGTCTGTTTCTGTTAAGTGTAGGAGGTTTGCTTTACGACAATGTGCGTTGAAGTTATGACAAGCTTTACGTACTTCATCAGCATCATATACATCACCATGCAGATCAACTTCATCAGGAGAGAGTACAAGGAATGTTGCTTGTTTTAATTCTTCGTTTGCTTGTTTAATGATTGGAATGTTTGTCTTCTTAGGACGCATATACTTACCCTTATTGTTTTAGTTTTGAGTAAGCTTATATTTATTATGTATGGCAATCTGTGTTGCTCATAGCTGTATTATATAACCAAGAATTTTATTTGTAAATACTTTAATTAAATATTTTTATAAATATAAGCTTATATCATTACTTTTGTTTATTGTTTAGCAAAGGTAAGTTACCCTGCATTATCCAAGTTATTATCGTTGTCACTACCTGTAGTAGCTGTTCTACGACTTCCCTCTAAAGGATTATCTAACTCTTGTCCAGCCTTACTTGTATTATCTGTTAAGATTTCATCTAAGTCTGTATCTTCAGGCAAGGAATCTAAACCAAGTAAATTAAGTACACGGTTAACAACAGGGAGTGTTTTAGGTAAGATACCAATACTACCAACCCTCTGGAGGAATTTTGACGTATCCTCTAATGAAACAGATTCAAGATCATCAAACTCAATATAAGGTAAACGAGTTAAGTCCCAACCGTTCATTCGACCAATCATAGGAATCAAATGCTGATTGATTACGTTACAAATCTCTTTCAACTTAGCTTCAATAGCAATAGCTGATAAACTGTTCTTGATATTACCTAAAGCATAACTACCTGTACTACCTTGCCCCATGACTAAAAGATCAGCACTTAAAGCTGTTAAGATAGCATTGCTGTAATATTGCTTAATACTCGAAGTGTCGTAAGCTTTACCACCTTCGTTTTTTAATAATTCAAACTTAAACAAAGGTTGCTTAGTGTTCTCATCATAAGCTAGAGGTAGTACCATACCTGATTGTTGGTTCTGTTGGATGTTACGAACAATGTTCTTCCACTCTTGGTATTGAGCTTTCGTAGATTCATCAGCATCTTCTGCCATAACTTGAGGAGGAATCCATGCAACAGGAACTCCTGAAAGATCACGATTTAACCCCACGCTTTCAAGTTCTTCTACAGCACTCTTATACTTCCACGGGTAGTAACAACCTTTCAATGGGGAATCACCCACAGGAGAATCTTTCTTCTTACCTAGACGAAACAATAGGAACTTGTTACGAGGGATTGTAATTTCTTCACCTTTAGATGAAAGTAATACTTGCCCACGCTTACCTGTCTTAGCTACTGTTTGTGTTAAACCAATAAGGTTTTGTTCATCATCGTAGTTCCATTTAGAGATACTATCTTGAGAACGAATTGGTAACTTACGAATACCAACCTTACCATCATTATACTTACTACCTTTCGAGTAGAGTCGTTTACGAAGTACAATCTCATTAACACAGAACCCGTATTGGTTCATACTCGCAACTTCTTGAACAAAGTCTTGCCAAGATTGGTTATCCATATCATCTAAGCATTCTTTGAAGAACTGAGCATATTCTTGCTCTTGTTCATTTGCTTTAGGATGTGGTTTAACCTCAACATTAGCTTTAAGCATCATGTGTTCATAATAATTTAAAGCAGAAGCTACAGTAGAATCATAGCCCATCTGTTTATAAGTTAAGATACTTTGAGGAAATTGTAACTCTCGTTTAATCTCTTCGTTGATTTGCCCATTGTTTACTTTTAAACCAGTATAACCTAATTGCTCAATTGTAAACCTTAAAGATTCTTTAGATGCTTTGGTAACATCCACTATATCACTCATGTTTTGTTCCTTGCATTAAAAATCTCTTGAGAATGGGTTAGATTGTGTAAATGATGTAAGACTGATTGAAGGTAATACTAAACTAACTCGTAGATAGTTATACGCATCAGAAGTTGCATCGACTTGATCCCTTTTGGTTCTTCGACTGCCATCAAAAGATTCTAGTTCATCGAAGTAAGGTTTGTTCCAAGCGCCTTCAACATAACGAACTTTCTGTGCTTCAGCGATTGCTGCGAAAGGCCCGAAACGTGTTACCTTGTCTACTTTAGGTTTAATTAATTTAACAGTGAATCCTAAATCAGCTAATTCACCTTGAAACCCTTTAGCATAACTCTGAGCAGATGAACCTACATCCATAGGAAGCAGAATAATAACGTCTCTACCATCTTCTTCTGCTTGTTCAATGATCTTCTTCTCTACACCCCTAAAACCATCACGAAATCTACTTACGTGCTCAATTGTGTACATCTTTTCTTTGTCTTTCGACATAAGTACACCAGCAGTCCAGTCAGGGTTCTTGTTAGATTCACTTGGTTTGGTTGCAGCTAAGTCCCAAGCACGTACTTTAATAATAGATGCAGGAGGCATAATTAATGGTTTGTTTAACCACTCTTGTTTAAAGTATCCTGAAGATTCTTCACGAGCTGTCCAACTACCAAATAGTAATCGATCTTGCTCTACACGAGATAGTGCTTTTAAGCTTGAGATGTATGCTGGGTCAATGTAAGGGTTATCGTAGATCGTACTACCAATAACACACATCGACTTAACACCGTTATCTTTAGCTGTCCCATAAACTACTTCTGCTTCTTCTCTTGAATCATACCAATCAAAACCACCATCACGTAGTTTAACGAAGTAGCGTGTTACTCCACGCTTCTCAGGATCAGGAATACCTGTATCAGGGTCTAACCACCACCATATCCAATCTTTCAAGAAAGAATCACAGTGTGGGTTTGTAGCCATGCACATAGTTGATTTATGATAACCAACAACACCTGAGTTACGGTTACGAGATAAGAGATACGTAATCATCTCTTCTGTAAATTCTGTTGCTTCATCGAAAGCAATATAATCAGCTTGTAAACCTTTGAACTTCTCTTTAGCTGCTTCGTTCTCGTAGTGAGAAAACTGTAAAGAAGCTCCTGTAGAGAAGATTAGTTTACGATCTTTAATCTTAATCTTTAAGTTAGGGTCAATCCTACTATATAACGAAATAGCATCATCCCAGAGACCACCTTGTTGCAATAGCTGAGTAGACGTTCTACGGAAGATTACGCCCCTTGAATAAGGACAATTAATAAACCGTAACCAACGTAATAAAATAGAATATGATTTACTACTACCAGCACTACCACTTGCAATAGTAATATCAGCATCAGAGTTAATGAATAACTCTTGTGGTTTACTGGCAGGAGCAATTACATCTCTTTGTTTTTCTTCTTGCATTGCTTACCTACAAAATAAGGGAGGACTTACTTAGTCCCACCCTCTAAAACTTTAAAAGAAATTAACGGAGTTGAGTCAGACTTATCATCTTGATCATCACCATCTGAACTCCCACCGTTTACTGGTTTATACAAATCATCTATCATGTCTTGATATGTTTTCATAATGAATACTGCAACTTTTACTTTCGTAGCTTCTGTTGTCTTTTCATCCTCAAGCATATCTGTAAACACTTTAAGTGCTTTGTTGTTTAATGGTTTCAATCGTCTAAGAATTTGTTTAAATTCTTTCTCACGATACTCTGTTCCAGTGAGGGACTTGGGATTAACCAAGCTCTCACCAGTACCACGACCCTTACGATTAATGTTTGGGTCGTTTGGTTTGAAAGGCATAGTTTAACTCCATTTTAATTTATTATCGTTAAGTAACACAAAATTGCACCAACTACAGCAGGGACATCGTTGATTACTTGATGGATTATGTTTTCTTGCATTTTGATTACTCGTGTAAGTTTTACCGATAATAGCACTTTTACCGAGAAATAAAAAAAAACCATTTCGAGGGGTTAGTTTTATTAAGCTGTAATGATATTTGAATCTACAAACTTATTTGCGCCATTTGTCGGCAGTGTTGTTGTGCCTGCGAACATATTACCTTGCACAATGCCGCTTGTGACTTGGCCGTCTGGAATGCTTGTAGCGCCAGTGATGTCGTTACCCATCATTTGTAGTTTACTGATTGTGTTGGTTGTACCAATAAGAAAAGCGCTATTTGATGCAGACAGTGTATTATTGTTTATCTTCACTTTACCTGTAAAGTTTAGAAGCGTTACAAGTGGTGCTGTAGTAACTGCGGATAGAGTGTTGTCTCTTAACTCCAAATCTGACACGCTAGAACCATTAAAAGCAAATCGACTAGAGCCTGTGCAATTTCGGATTGATGTCTTAGCGCCAAGCAAGCTGTTCCCTCGGGCAACATCCGTCTGTACAAACTCAACCCCGTCCATATCAACAACTTTTAAAATGTTGGTTTGATCTGCTGTTGCACCATTAGGAATGATAAATTTACCACCCTTCATTTTTAAAGTAACAGTATTAAAGCTCCCAATCAAACTTGTATTGGATGGACAAATAACTTCGGTGTTGAGTGTTTCAATTACTGTATTTAACCCTGCGGCTATTAACCCGCTAACAGAGCCACCAACAAACTTAATACTACGATCTGCAACAATATTAGCAGCACGAGTCCCGCTCTTAATCACAGTCTCACTATTGCGAACCTCACAAATACCTCCTGTGTACATATCAGCAGAGCTTGTGACTTGAACGCCACCATATAGTTTTGCGCCATTAATAATAGTGTCGTTATTTGAGGTTATGATGGAATACGACTTGCCATCATATCGACCACCATTAACATGCAACCCTTTCCCCTTATTGGCGAAACTTACACACTGCAAGGTGCTTTCGAGAACCTGACAATCATGCAGATGCAACTCATCAACCGTATCCCCAAAAGTTCCTGTAGAAGCTGCCCCCTGAAAGCCGTATTGCGCAGAACGGATAGAAACACAACGCCAAAAGTGGTTATTGTATTCAAATGCAGCATGGCATCCGTATGAAGCAGACGCGCTCTCAAAGTCATAACTATCAATAATATTATTATGCCACGCCATTGTGAGGTCTACACAATGGCGCATATTATCAGCGTTCGCCTTAACGATTGAATGGGTTGTATATTCAAGCTGTACAACATAACCTTCACCGCCTCCAGTTGCCGCAGGCTTTTCACCATTCGCAATCACAGTTAAACGTGAACACTGAGACGATCGGAAAGTTTTAAACCATAGTTTTTCAGACTTAACATAAGCATGTGAGTTTACGCAATATTGATACTGAACTGCACCAATCCCATTGGTACGTGCTGTTTGATTGGTTGCTGTAACAAGGGGGTTTCCTGTGATTTTAAACCCATCAACAGGTACTACCTTTGTTATATTCACGGTAGCAACAGAAGGGCGAACAGCCAAGCGACGAACCGTATCGGTTTGAATTATATTCCCACTAATACCTTCAATTTTTGCAATAAAGTTTAAGTAAATGTCGGGTTTGGAAGCTGATGTGCTATCAATCAAAATCCAGTCGCCCACAGCAAAGCCTGCTGCATTCGCAACGGTCAATTCGCTTGTGTATTCAGGATAATCTGTTGTAACCGTAGTAGTAGTTGCCGACAAAATACCAAATGTTTCAAAAACACCTATTGATAGATTATCTGCGCCAACGCCTGTCCAGTTTACTTTATGCCCGTGAAAATCAATATTGATTGAGTTTAACCACAGCGAAGCATCTTGAGTCATTGTGATTTTGCGATCAAGCGTAATATCTCGTGTAATGTTTAGCGACTTAATACCTTTTGCTTTAGCGTAAGCCAACATCGCATAGAAAGCATCTGCGTCGGTGTTAGCGCCAGTTTTAAAGTCATCAAGATTTAAGATTTTATCTTTGGGGTTTTCCCACCCTGTCATATCACTATTAGGATCATTGGTTAAATTAACATCTGTGCTATTCTGGACAATATCACCATTAGCTAACATTACACGAGCGTTAGGTAAGTAACCACCAACCAGACTAGGGCGGAAATAATCTACCCCGCCAAAAGAATCAATCTGACGTTTAAAATCATACAAACCAAGCGAAGTGGTTCCACTATTTGAAATCATTATATTATCCTTATTATACTTCTTATTCTTTATTTTAAATTAGTATTCAGATGTTAAAACAGTGATCGTAATGTTTGACGCGGTTGGAGACCAAGCCCATAATTTAAACCCCGCTGATATTGATAGATCGTTTTTAATGATTGTACAATAAGGGGTAGTTGAAGTATTTGGGGAAGTATCTGATTGAGTGAAGCGTGTACCACTTCCGATGATTTCTTGAATATAAGCAGCTTTTGTACCATCTGCAATAAGTGTAGGAGTTGTTGTTAATACAAATGTCTGAGCAGCCATCTTATCACCTTATTGTTGTTTTATTTAATATATGTTGTATTGATGACCACGCTAACCTGTCTCAACACCGAGAACACATAACTGTTCCCCTCTCCGCAACATGCCGTAAGGCACATTTATTGAACTTAATTGCTAAGTTCTTATTTATTGTTATTTTCTTTCTTGTTATCAACCTAATAATTGTTATTTATTGTTATTTTCTTGTTTTGACATCCTCCCCAATCTAAAGCAAGGGGATTCCTACTACTAGACGCTCATGCCCGAGCGCAAGAATGTTAAGAGCTGAGTTTACATCTCTATCATGAACTGTACCGCAGTCACGACACTCCCATTCTCTTATTCCAAGACCGTTAATTCCACGTGGTCCAGTATCTCCACTACAAAAATTACAAGTTCGGGTGGTATATGATTCGTTGACTTCTTCAAACAATACTCCTGCGTTCTCGCATTTGTACTTGAGCATTGTTTTGAGTGCTGAAAATCCTGTATCTAAAACAGATTTCGCCATTTTAGTTTTTACAAGTTTTTTAGCACTCAAGTCACCTACAACAATCATAGCATTATTTTTTACAAGCATAGTACTTGCTTTATGCAAATGGTCTTTACGACTATTGGCAATTTTTGCGTGTAATGCACGAACACGCTCCTTATTTCTTGCTCTTTGAGCAATCCCTAATTTCTGCTCATATTTACGATAGAACTTAGGATTTGAAACAACCGTACCATCAGAACAGGTGGCAACATCTTTCAAGCCTAGATCAATACCGATTGCTTTGGTTGCCTTTGGTTTATCTTGCTTAGGTGAATCCACAACAAGACACACATACCAACGCCCACGACTATCCTCTACAAATGCGCCTGTTCTAACATTGTATTTTGATAGTCCATAGCTATCCCATAGCTTGAATTGATGCTTGCCATACTGCACGTAGCCATCAGCATATTTGATTGCAACCTTTTTGAACGGTATCCAACCCAATGAACGCCTAGCTGATTTTTTATTACTGACACGCCATTTCAACTTTGCTTTCTTGAACTGTTTTCTTCGTATGACTAATTCTTCGGTCACAGCCTGAATCGTTTGGCTATGTAGATTGCATTCTTTTGATGCGCCTTTTGTATACTTGGCAATATCGTATGCTGAAAGAAACTCGCCCTTTCTTTTTAGATGCTTGAAACCCAAATCGTTCACATAATTCCAGACAAAATTAACCTCAGAAGCCATCTGATTTAGCACCTTTGCGTGTTTGTCTTTTATGCGTAATTTGAGTGTTTTCATTTAAACCTCTAGTCAAAAACATTAATTTAGTCCTGAATGTAAATGTCAGAAATCGAGGACTAATCGACTTTCAGAAGCTACCTTATCTGACAAGAATTATATTAACAAATATTTAAAATAATTCATCATTAAAACTTAGGTTTCGCTTCATCCAATAAAACTAAATTGCTGTGTTGGTGTAACCATTTCTGCTTTCGAGTACACCCACTCACTAAGTACATCTTGAGGTTTGTTAGTTTAACGAGAGGATACCACACCTTCTCATCTACACAGCAAAACTAAATTGTTGGTTGGTAGTGTGCAATAACTACGACTTCTGTGCGTCTAGCAGATTCAACCAACAAAACTTTTTAATTAATAGATAGGATTTTTCTGAGGAGTAACACAACCATAAAACATTTGCTGTTCTATAATTCCATCAAACTTTGTATTCTTATTATATTCTGTATCTCGTAAGATTTGATTAACTTCGTTTCTACACACATTACAGAATGTCTCTTCAACTTTCGTCCCGTCACTTAATGTACGAGTTCCTGTAGGTCGAAGTAAAATCCTGTTACAACACTGGCAACGTCCTGACATATGGTTATTATCCTAATTTGTTATTATAATTTTATTGATGAAGTAATCTGTAACGACATTGCAAATAGTTACACAGACAATCTAAACTAACACGCGCATGGGTGAGTCTTTAAACAACTGAAAGGATACTCTTGACCAATTACTTCTCAATAAAATTGACTAACTTCACAGATTAGTCTTGAGGGATTTGAAGCTCATTCAACATCCAACACCGTTTTGAATACTTGAAATACCTTAGTAACTATGTGTTACTGGTTTTCATCAAATATATCTAAAATAAGCGACCTTTGTGTACGGTGGAAGGTCATAACACCATAAGCAACCAAACAGTTTGAGCATCTACCGAAGTCATGTTTATTAACATCCCGATACAGCACAATGGAATCCATCATTCTAGGCTTGTTTGGTGTTGTTTAATTTGGAGCGGAATTATCAGATATGCTCTGACTCTCGATTCATAAACTTAACTAGTCGTTTACTTCACTACACCATCTTGGTTTCCGCATAATTTTGACTCAACCTAGCCCGTAGCCTTCGCTACCTAAACCATAACCATCTTTCATAATCTTACTCCATTCAATTTAAATTAGTTCCGCTTACGATTATGCGGACTACCTAGCAATCATATCAAAGTAAGGAGATGAACTTTAATACGAACGAGTAGCGACATAGGAGATATTTGGTGGAGAGCTGTAGGATTTGAACCTACTCACACATTACGTATTCACCACGATAACGTATTTCACGCTTAGAAGAATCGAACTCTCTAACTTATCTGTGCTTACCAAAGCTCTCATAGTGTGGAGTTGACTCTCCACAGATAGTAAGGAAGTTAGGAGAACTTCGATCTACCGCCTTAACCAACACAAAAAGTAATGCATGTTTTCTTGTGGGTATAGAGTAAGTTTAACATAAGTTCCTCTAGTGTCAACCCCTTGAACACACAAATTAGCACACAAAACAATCAAAACACAAATATTTTTATCTTTTTTACACCAAATCAGGTTAAATTCAATCAAATTACACCAAATTAGTAAGAAACAACAAAAGATTAGGTTTATTGTGTTTAACTCAATCAGGTAACACCTAGAACACCAACATGACAAACCTATCGCTTCGCTCTTAGCACCAAACAAGAACAACACCAAACACAAGTATATAAATATAATTATATCTAAATAAGATTTATTCTTATTAAATCATATACAGGTATATCTAATACAGTATGTAATACTTTAAGTATTCATAAGATATACTTACTGTAAGTATATTATTAGTATTTAATATAAGTATTATAGTAAGTATTATATTTAGTATTTATTAATATATATATAATTATATAAAAGCTCTTGAATCATACATAGCTCATGTATTCAATATAGTAATATTATTTAAACTAGATAAATATATAACTCAACCCCTAACCCCTTCCTTGCAGTATAGGGGTACACCATCGATCTTGTCAATACCCTAAAACCAAACATTTTTGTAACAATGATCTAAGTGTGTGTAAAACAAAGAAAAATAAATATCCCAAATTTGTTGTGTTTAGGGGTTGCAAATATTGATATGTCGTTATATAATCTAAACATACACAAAGAAATCTAAAGATTGTAGGAGAACTTTAGATGGTTATTAGGATTAAGGAGCTTAAATGCGTCAATTTTATTTAATACCGTTGAACAGGGCAGCAAGAAGTATTGCGAACAACTTACGACCTATCAAACACGAAAGGAAAATTCCAAAACCTTTAGAAGTTTGCACAGGTAAGCTTTCAAAGAAGGATGTTGACTTAGTTCGTTGTCTTTTAATATTAGGTTTTAACGCTCCAATTATTTCAAAAATGCTTGGTGTAAAACCTGCTACAGTACATAACATTAAGATGAACTACAATCACTGTAAATACACATCTGTATTTCAAACAAACAACTACGAAGTCTTATCGTATAATCAAGAGAAGCTGTATGCTTGGTGTGTAGAGAACCATAGCTTCATATTGAGTAAAACAGTAGTTCTGTCAGATGTTGAAAATACTCTGATTGCACAAAAACTTAACACAATAGTTAAAAACACACATTATTAACAAGAGGAAATTAAACATGGCACAAACACTAAATCACGATGGTAGTATTACAGTAACAGCTTACAGCTTACCTGAATTTACATTTGAAATTGCTTACTTGGGAAGTAAAGGATTTACACCATCAATGCTCAACAGTCATTGTCCAACTGGTGGTATGGGTTCTACATATCAAGCAATCTTAGTGCCTTTAACAAGTCATTATATTAGTTTGGACGGTACGCACGTAAACGCACCTAAACAAGAAGCTGAAACATCAAAGGAAAGTGCTCTAAAAGACGATTCTAGCGAGGTTAGTGGTAGTGGAGGTACTGACGTACCTGTGGTTGCAACAGAGGCTAAAACAGTAGCTAAACGTACACCAACAAAAAAAACAACTTAGTGAGGTGTTAAATGAAGATTCTATCTAGAGGTGTTCCTGACAAAGATAAAAACTATGATGTTGTGTGTGGGGGTTGCTTATCTCACATCCAGTTTATGAAACATGAAGCAAAGATTGTCGATGATAGGAACGAAACGTGCTATGTTATTAAATGCCCTGTATGTAGCAAAGAGATTTGGATAGCAAAACAAGCTCTAAAAGAATCTCCACCTAGCTGTACTACAGATAATCGGTAAATAATACTAATACACCTATTGCTTAATTGTTTTAGGTGTGTTACTTTAAAACCAACACAACAACTTAATTATTTCAACAAGGGTGTAGGAGAATGTAGATGAGTAAACGTAGACAACAGCACAAACAACCAAAAGCGTACTACAGTCAAGGACAAGCTGTTGGTGATAAACATGAGAAACGTAGGAATCGTGGTGAGAATCAAGTAAATTCTGAACGTGTTGTGTGTAACGAAGAATATGATTTGAGTTGGTTCAAACCATCAGTAGCTCAAAAGAGTATTATTTATGGCATGTCCAATCACCGTTGTACTATTGTTTCAGCTCCGTCAGGATGTGGTAAGTCATCTACTATCGTGTTCCAAGCTTTGAAAATGATGAAGACTGGTAAATATGATAAGATTCTCTTTATTAAAACTCCTAGCACTTTAGGTATAGATGATTTGGGTGCGTTGTCAACAAATGAAGTCAAGTTTGATGTACATCTTGAAGCAATGCGAAGTATCTTCCAAACGTTTATGTCAAAAGAAAAACTTGAGATGGAAGAACGGTTAGGTCGTATTGAATTTAAATTTCCAAACTGGTGTGGTGGCGAAACTTGGAGTAAATCAATCATCATAGTTGATGAAAACCAGTGGATGACACCAGATATTAACAAACTTGTGTTGGAACGTATCACAGATGACTCCGTTGTAGTTGTTGCAGGTGATGCTAAACAACGTTATTCAACTAAATGGCGTAAAGACGGGTTTAGTGACCTAATTAATCGTGTAACAGAAGTAAATGAGGAAGGTGTTCGTGTATCTAATAACGATCTGTTCCATTATGTGCGTTTAGAACACTCAGAGAACCGTCGTGGTGACTTCTCTCGATTCATTACAGAAAGTTATGATAATTTAAATATGGAATAAAGGAGATTTATAAATGATTTATGTTTTATTTTGGTTGTGCTCTTTCTTAGTCATTACAACAACCATTGCAAGTATTTATCGAGTAGCAACTAAATCAAAAACCTCATCAAATCTTGTTGGTGGAATTATTGGTAATGTTTTACGAGGTTTAACATTTGGTTGGTTGTTTGTGCTCGTATATCCACTACTAGCTTTTTATAAATAAGGAGATTTAAATGAAACACAAAGTTTTAGGCAAGGTCGACAAAACAACTGGTAATTCAGATTTTGATGTGTTACCTATGTTCCCATTAGACAAACCTAGTCGTTTGCAAGTTAAGGAAACAACATTCAATACTTACGACTATAAGTTGTTTGGTGAAATTACCGAAGTTGATGATTACTTTGATTTGATTGATGCTCTGAACTATGCTTCACCTGATGATGAGTTTATTATTCGTATTCATTCAGGCGGGGGTTTATTAGGTACAGCAGATGTAATCATTAACGCAATTCAGAATACACAAGCACGTGTACATGGACATATTGAAAGTCGATGCGGTAGTGCAGCTACGATCATCTTCCTAAATTGTCACACGTACTCCATTTCTCCACGAGCTGAATTTTTCGTGCACACCGCTTCATCTGGTACGATTGGGAAAGAGCATGAAAACTACGCTTCGATTATGTTTGATCGTAAACGTGTTCATAAGATGGTTCGTGATGCTTATGAAGGGTTGCTGACAGAACAAGAAATTGATAACGTACTCAAAGGGCAAGATTACTATTTCGATGCTGATGAGTTGAGTGAACGACTTGAAAACTTCGCAGAGTTTCAACAAAAGAAGTTTGAAGCTGAAATAGAAGCTTTCCAAAAGGAACAAGAAGATGGTTTAACTAAGAAGCCAAAGAAGAAAATTCTTCCTAGTTAACGCTTATTCTAACCGTTAATAAATATTGACACGATAGGGATGTTTGGGGTAAAATCTGCGTATCCCTATTTTTATGTTTAAAGGACATTTAGGTGTTTAGACTTTTAGAAGCTTTAAAGCATACCCTTCATATGATACCAAACGAGTTTACAAAGGAAGAAATCCAAAAGATAAAAACTATTTTTGGAAGTAATCTACATAGTAAGAAAAGTTATTCATTATACAATCCAAACAAAATGTTATCAGAATCTTGTCAGTGGTACGATGATGTGCTTTATGTAGATTACGGATATGAGGTAAGTTTAACTATTCGTAAAAATACTGTGACCGTAAATAAATACAGACTTTCTTATACTCGAAAACCTCCAATTAGTTATATTCCAGTACAACATGGAGAGTTCAGTTTCAGTATTAACTGGGAAACATTTGAGGATTTGGAGAAAATAGCCAACAAATGGAAAACTAAGTAATGGAAATTAAAGATATTGTTGAGCAAGAGAGACATAAACGTTCTTTAGCTAAGATTAAACAACGAGAGGAGAAGTTAACACGAAAACAATTCCTCAAAGATTGTTATAAGTTTTGGAAAGAGTATAAGAAAGTTGAGAGTCCTTACTTTTGGTGGGTATCTTATTTTACGAGATGGTCTAAGGTTGCTAATATCCTTTGTCCTAAGATGTACTATTTGTGGTGGATCGATTATGACAGCCCTTTAGACTACTACAATAATAGTTGGTTTTCTAAGAAATGGGACTCACAAAGAATAGAACCAACTCGATACTTGGTTAAACGAAGATCAGAGCCAAACTCAGAGGGAATTTTAATTAAATGTTATCATTGACACAGGAGATTAAAGAATGGTAGATTATATTCTACGTTTTATCGTTACACTACTAATCATTGCAGGAGTTGCTTTCTTAATTCCTACACTTGTGATATTCTTTTTACAAGTGCTGATTACGGTTAGTGTACTCTTAGTAATATTGTTTGTTTTAAGTTTGTTTTATAAAGGAGATAAAGATGTCTAAAGTTTACAGTTTTGAGGATTGTCAACCAGTAATCAAAGAAGCTTTTAAGAAAGCAATTGATCATTTAAAAGAAACTCTTGGTGATCAATATACAATGAGTGCGACCAAGTTTGCTTGGGGTAAATTCCAAGATTACGCTGAACAAGATATTGAGTTTATGATGGTTTGCGATCTTTGTGGTAAAGTTGATGGTGAGTGCGAGTTCACAGAAGTAATGGTTAATTCGCAAGACTTAATTAATATCTGCTATGACTGCAATGAAAAATCGGATGTGAGGGATGAGCAATGATACTTAAATTCCTTAAACAATTATTCTGCTTTCCACATCATTGTGAACAAGAGTTAAGCCCTTTTGATGATGAATGGTGGGAAGAGTGTAGACGTTGCGAGAAAACACGTAAAGTTAAGAAAGTTATTATTTAAAGGATAAGGTTATGCAACTTTTATACATTAATGCGGATTTTGATGAAAATGGTTTAGAGACTAAGATTTATGATAGTATTGAATCTTTTGTGCAAGATCGGATTGGTATTGCTTACAGTCTTTTGGAGTTAGAAGCATTTGCTAATGAAGATGACGAAGATGAGGAATACTTAGATGAAGTGTTTGTACTAAACTTGCTTAAAAGCGGTTCGCATGAAGGTGAGTGGAGTACAGAAGAAGTTTGGTTAATTGAAGATGGTAAGTTATCACAAGGCATCTAGGAGCTTGATATGGACATTAACAAAACACAAGCTTTACACGATTTACAGAAAGCATTATTATCCATTAACGGAGCAAGTCGTAGGTTAGGTATTAATACAGAAGAAGTTGTTATCGTTCTACCAAGATATGATTTCAGTTACTTTAAGAATGTATTAGAATCAGGCAATGGCAGTTTAGCTAAGTTTTATATTCATGTTGATGATGACTCTTTTAAGTTATCAGGGATTACAGTTAGTCGTAATAAAGTTGAGGAGAGGTAAATGAAAGATTTATACGGTAATGAACTGTTCGTTGGTGACGATGTAATCTATATCTACGTGACAGGTAAGAGTAAGATTAATCTTGTAAAAACAAAGATTTCTAAAATTTCAGGAAGTCGCGCTTACTTGGAGGTTGAAGGTTTTTGGTCAGGACATACTATTTACACAAACACAAATTTAATCAAGTTCGATACCATTATTGGTATGCCTTTTTCAGACAAACTTATTAGAATGGAAAAATAATGGCTAGTCAAAAAGATTTAGATAAGGTTTATATGTCTTGTGCGGAGAATATCGCTACATTATCTCATGCTGTACGAAAGAAAGTAGGTTGTGTTTTAGTTACACCTGAGAACGTAATGCTTTCAAGTTATAACGGAACGCCTAGTGGTTGGGATAATCGCTGTGAATACGAAGAAGTTGCACTTCATGCTGAATTTGGTAAGGGAAGTTGGTTTGAGAAGACAGGAGAACTAAAAACTTTAAATACAGTTATCCATGCTGAATTAAATGCAATACTACACGCAGCGAGGCAAGGAGTCTCAATCAAAGGGGCTACTCTATATACCACATTAAGTTGCTGCACAGCTTGTAGTGCTATGATAGCCCAAGCAGGGGTTAGACGAGTAGTATACAAAGAAGAATACCGTGATCGAGCAGGGATTAATCTACTAAAAGAACATGACATTATTGTTGAACAACTGATTGACAACACTTAGTCAGTTGTATTATATTTAGAGAACAAATTAATTTAAGGAGATTTTAAAAATGAAATTATTAGCAATCTTATTACTAGGGTTAACATTGACAGCTTGTACAACACGGACGACAATTGTTCCAGAGTGTAAAGATGGACTTGTATACATCGAATATAAAGAAGTTCAACAACAACTCAATCTTGTTGAAAAACAATTTAATGGTATTCTTGTTTACCAAGACGGATCACCTGTTAAGTGTGTTAAATAGGAGATTTAAGATGAGTCGTACAGTAGTAGCAACAATTGTAAAAACAATCACATTAGGCGGTAGCAGATCGGAAATGTCTGATTCTGAAATTATTGATATGTTCCAAGAAGATGTAAATAATTCATCACTTGATGACTGGTGTTGGGATGATGAGTCTACAACAATAGAGGTGTTCCCAACAGAAGAAGTTATTTTAGGAGTAGATGATGAAACTTAAAAATAAACTACTAAGTATCTTTAGTGTATTACTTCTATCCTGTCAATACTCACCAGCTTATGCACAAATTGTAGATAATTCTTTAAACCAAACATCGTTGAACCCCGTTGGTGTTGAATTGACGTTATGTGAGAGTATTGCTGATTTTGCAGAAGATGTATCTAATGCTCGTCAGAATGGAGTTAGTTATGAAGTTGCTATTTCTGTAGCTCCTGCACCAACAACACAGGCTGAGAAAGCTATTAAACTTATCTTAGATGAAATTACATACGCTGCTTATCAATTAAATATTGCTGAGAGTAAATATGGTAAAGCTTATTTGAGTAATGAGTTTGGTAAACAAGTTTATATGATTTGTTTAGGAGATTTCTTATGAAACATAAAGGGTTTAAATTCTTTATTAAAGACGAAGATCATCATGATTATGTTAAATCTGTGTTAAGTTCTTTTGATTTTCATGATGGTTCTAACTGTTATGAAAATGCTAAGGTTGTGACTCTTCGGTATAATTCTATGCCTGTATATTATAGCTACGCTACAACAGATTTATCAATTGATGATTTAATGGAAGCAGATATTGACGATCTTGCTTATTTGCTGGAGAATTAATTAATGGATGTATTTGCGTTATTATTTATTTTATCGTTTATAGCTTTAGTTGTTACACTTGTTGTGATGAGTATTCGTAAGAGTATTAACAAAGGTAAAGAAAGGACTCCTTTAAGTAAAAAGATTTCAATATCGAAGGAACAATTTAGTCAAATTGGATTAGATCAATTAAATAACTATTCGTGCTCTTGGGATTTAGCTGAATCTATGATGAAGCGAGAAGTAAACGAGACACAAGAGAAGTGGAAGAAGTCACTACCTCATCCATCTACACGATTAAAGAATCGTAATAAACGGAAGGGTAAGAAGAAGTGAGTAAGGTTTATGTTTTAAACTCAGATGATGGTGAACGTGAATATATAGAAGGTGTGTTCTCATCTTTTTCAGCACTACTTACATGGTTAAAAGAGACTTATAACTATGAATCAGAGTTCGAGGAGAATGATTACGGAGGTGGTAAGTTTATCTTAACCACTAATCTTGATTCAGTGTGGACAACTTACGAACTAAACTATTCAAGTTATGACTTAATCGGAGAAACATCTCATAAAACAGGGAAATTAGTGTTTTAACGCAGTTAATCGTAATTAAATTAAAATTAGAGGGCTTTATGTCCTCTTTTTATTGCTTTATTGAAAATAGTGGTGTAATATAGTTAATATCTTAGATTAAAGGAGATTATGAGTGGAAGTAACTAGAAAGATAGGTGGGTATTCTGTTTCACTTAAGAAACCAAGTGTGATAGAGTTATATGTTGATGGGTGGTTAGCACGTTGTAGTAACAGCTATGATAACTTACAAGCAGGATTGTTTGAATTACTATTTGACAAGATTCCACAAACAGATAGGACAACTAAAGAAGTTATGGAGTTATACTTTAACATACAATTACTATTTGATATTGCAAAACAGGAGCTATGAAATGCATAGAAAATTATTACGTAAGGTTGTTTTAATTCTAATTATACTTGGAACAGTGTTAGCACCTTTAACCTTAAAACCATTAGTACACGGTTTTGGAGGTAGTAAAGAGGTAATCACAGCTCAAGGTATGGTAGATAATAAGAGATCAATCGACTACGAGTGTGGGACAAGTAAAAATAGATCAACATGTACAGACTATATGTTATCTGTTAATGGTAAGGAGCATATTGTCAGTTCATCTACTTTTCACAGTTACACAGAAGATCAACATATAACTTTAGTTAAAACAGAAAACAGTCGAAGTGCTTGTTGGTGGGAGGTTATTTTAATCGTGTTCTCTTCGCTGTCACTTGTAATTAGTGGAACATGGCTGATTTTCAATACAGTATTCTTCTTATACTGGTGTCTTGTTAGCGATACAAGATTATCTTTTAAAGAGTGGATGAGTTAACTATTTAACAAAACAAAGGAGACTACCAAACAGTAGTCTCCTTTTTATTTAACTTAATTTACCAAGAATCTTATAACCTCTACAACCATTAATGTTAGCACGACCAACGCTGTAGTAGTCTAACACACAACTAGCTTTACTTGTTTTGTTAATAGATAAGGATTCAAAACACTCAGCAAACAAGTCTTTCAACTGCTTAGAAGTGTACTTATCACCAATACTAAAATTTAAGCAGTCTTGCACGTCTTTGAGTCTTAGTGAAGTTTCTTTAGAACCAATAGATTCATTGAACTTAACTTTGATCTTACTTTCTTGATAACCTAGTGTTTTAAGAATATCAAAACCAAGCTCATCTACATACTCTTTAAGTCGAGGACAAGCTAAGTAGATATTTCTAACCTCCTCATTATCGACACCTAAAGAAAGTAGGTTGTATAGATCATAAGACACCTCAGCGAAATTCAGTTTCTTCCCTAGACCAGTTTTGTCTAAAGGTGATAGCTTCGGTATGACATAGTTGTCAACATCATAAAGTTTATTCAAACGGTTATCCAAAGCTTTAATCTCCTTACCACCATCCACAACTACTTTGAAATCTTCGTACTGTGTTCGATACTCAGACATGATATTACTGTAGGCTAGGTTGTTTAAGCACACAACCCCATCGCGTTCTGTATAATATTTAGATGTCTTAGCTAACTGTTCTAGAGTTGAATGGATTTGACCACTATTGACAAGATTGATCGTGTTCTTAGCTTTCTCAATCTCTTGCAGTACATGCTCCTCGTACTCTTGTTCAGACAAACCAAACCCCTCATACTGACCAGTCCAAAGCAACACTACTTCCTGTTTAGACATTGGGTTAGCTGTACGAAATCTGCCAGCAATCTGTCTAATATCAATAGCAATGTCTGTCTTAACGAAGTGCTTCTCTTTATTCCTAGCATCAGACACGATGTAGGTTACAGGATTATCTGAGTAGTAGTCAACACCCTCAAAACAAGTTTTAGTGATAAACGTAATCGTCTTGTTATTTACAACTAAGTTACCATCCTTATCTTGGTCTAAAGGTCTCTCAGGTTTCCATACACCACCAAGAGAGTTTAACAATTTCTCATTATCTTCACTATCAGCACAAATAATCTTAATGTCTTCTTCTGTTACTGTTCTCAACTTAATAAGGTTCTTAATAACAGGCAGGATTCCTCTAACACTATTGAAGAAGAAATAAGCTTCACCTTTACTAGAGTCATCCAAGTGCTCTAAAGCGATAGCTGTGATAGCTTGAGTAAGATCACCCTTGATGTGTTTCTGATTAACCTTGATGTTAACGCTATCTTCCCATTCAATCTTTAGGTATGGAATATCTCTAATCTGTTCTGGAAGATATTTTCGTTCTGTTGACGTAGCTGTTAGGTAGGATACAGAAGCAAAGTTACAACTATTATCCAGTAAGTAGTTACACACCTCATCTCTAAAATCTCCACCTTCTCGAATAACATTCTGAACCTCATCTACTAAGAGATGGAAATGATTTAACACACCAAGACTACCTAAAGCTTCTGATACTTTCTTTAAACCATCATAAGTTGTAATGATCTTATTCTTACCAGATTTAACTTGACTAATAATATCATCAACCTTGACACCACCTAGAACTTTAACTAAAATATCTGGATGTTGGATGTGTTTGTTTTCAACAAGGAGCTTACGATGTACAGCGATAACGTAATTAGTGTTGGACTTGATAGCTAACGTAGTACCACCAACACCACATACTTGTTTATCAATGAATACTCCTTTGGGTAAGTCTTCTAGCACTTCACTCATGTAGTGTAAACCTGTAGGTACAACTAAGGTTTGTGTGTTTGTAGAAATATCTTCTGTAAGGTTGGATGGATTTATTTTTAATAAACTCTTTACTTGGTTCATGTAAGTATGTATACTCCTTATAAGTTAAGCACTAAAGAAAAACGTGACATTTTTCGAATTTCTAAATTCTCTCTTTAGGAGAAACTAGATTATTTTTGTCACGTACTAACTCAAGTTTAACACAACAACTAAGATTACACAACTAGAGATTAGGTGTTTTTATCATAATACTAAAAATTATTTTGAGATAATAGAGAACACTATAAAAGATAATAAACTGAATAATAAAAATATCTATATGTATATAATAAAATAGATAATACACCAGTCTAAGAACACCGCTAGCACTACATCAACTAACAATAAAATTAGTATCAAAATCTCTATCAAACTTATTGTTCTTTCATTGTTATTTTATTGTTATCTTTCCATTGTTAAACCCTAGTGGTTGTAAGGTTTCTTGTAAAAATATTGTATTCATAGAAGTGTTGTTATCTTTCTTAGTTTTACTACCTACAGAAATATCTCTTATGGTATTCCTTAATTTCTTAGAATCATAGAAGTGTTGCTTAACAGCACCCACACCCCCAAATCTAAACCTCCTTATGATTCTAAAATATCTAAAGATAAATATTCTGTACTATCAACTCAGTGGTCTAAAGTAGTCCCTAAGATGTGTTGATATCCTAAAGACTACTGTATGTGTAGCTCTACCAATCTTTATTACTTCTAAGATACCTACTTAGTTCAATCAAGTCTATGTACAGGATACTGTCATATTCAGGCTCTACATTGTTTATATATGAATCATCCATTGTGTTGAAGTGAGTAGCTACAAAAGGTTTATGCTTAAGTATGTACTCCGCTTTATCTCTGCTACCTAACAGTAGCTTAGTTGCTTCTATGTTCACAGTGTTGCTCTCTTATGTTGTGTGTTACCTAATACATTCATTATCGTTAATTACTCATACAGTGTCAATAACTTTATTCATTTAATTTAGTCATCACTACGCTCACGTTATCATTCATCTATGTATTCATAACATACTATTACATAGGTAGTAGCTTACCAGTAGATATACACTTACTAGAAGTTAGTAGCTTATGTAGAGGTTATTAGGGAGGAGAGTTGTAGAGGAGGTTGAGGTTGTC